CTTTTCACTCACCCATCTTATCACTCTTAACATTCTTTCGATTCGCTACATCTACTTCTCTCTCCTTCTTTCCTTTCAATTTTTTCTCTTTCTTACTCCCACTCACTTCATCTCCATCTTTTCTCCTGCCGGACAAACTATTTCCCCGAGGACTTAGACCAACTATCCAAATCCGTATAGAATGCCTTCACACGCTTATTCACCATAATACGTGATACATCATAACTCATAATACTCATTCCCTGTAATGATTTGATTCGCGACAGTGCGACATAGCTTTGCCCGGCTTCAAATACACGTTCCCCTATATCAATAATACATCGTTCCAGAGTGGCGCCTTGACTCTTATGTATCGTTATCGCCCACGATAGTATCAGCGGGATTTGAGATACGCCAATTCCCGGGATGTTCTCACTCATCCACGTATGTGGATTAATCGTCATTTCAAGTCCATTGTTGAAACGCACCACCGGCAATGCGGGCGACATACTGGTGATTGTTTCCGTCATCCGCACAATAACCCCCTGGCTTCCATTACATATGGGAGTCGCAGCAGTCGTCACCGATTCCTCCATATTCACGACGCACATCACTTGCGCGCCAACCCTCAAATGAACGATATCATCACACAAAATACTGTTCTTGAGAGAACCCAATTCCGATGATATGCGCTCCTTCGACTGCGAGGCGCGAATTTGCCTTTCCTTTTCCGACAACGGCAAGTCGGTTACATACTTCAATTCGTAGTTATAGTCCGGGCTATCCGGGTCCAGTATCGTGAGTTTCTCCATTTCCAGGCGATTGATTTCGTCAACACGCGACCGGGTCGCATATAAAATCGTCGGCTTCGTCTGCGGGGTTCCGTCTTCAGATACATCCGGTAGAAGAACGCCGACGCGTGACCGAAGGATTTCGTCAGTTCGGCGCGTAATCCGCCCTTCGCGCACCTGATTCAAAATTTGGCAGTATACGGGGTCATTTTGACGGAAGATTTGCTTCAGTTGTATGTGGTTTTCTTTTGGAAAGGTATGAAACCAACTATCGCTTTCAAAGCAGAATCGCGCGTTGTCGGGGTCTTCCGTATTCACGCCCACTGGCGGGAGCTGGTAGAAATCGCCGGAGAAGACGAGTTGGATTCCGCCGAAAGGACGAGAATGACAATTTCGGGCGGTTTTTCCAACGAGGTCCAAGATATCAAACAACCGTTTTGACATCATACTCACTTCGTCCACGATGAGTGTGCGCGTCTTTCGCCATTCCTTTTTTTTGAAGAAGTTCTTATCTACGCGGTCTACGATACGGTCAATATCGCCGTTGGCGAGTCCGATGCCGGCCCACGAATGGATTGTTTTCGCTTTACAATCCAGCATAACTGCGGCGCAACCTGTGAGCGCACATACCTGGATGTTGTGTTCGCGCTGGGTCGCGTATTTATAAATCTCTCGGATGAGTGCGGACTTGCCGGTTCCGCCTGGGCCGGTGATGAATACATTTTGACCTGATTTGTATTTCTCGAATGCGAGCACCTGTTCTGGTGACATATTTTCTGGAAGTAGCGCTGCCGCGGATGCGGGCGCGGATGCGGGCGCGGATGCGGGCGCGGATGCGGGCGCGGCGGCGACAGGAGGAGGAAGAGGAAGAGGAGGACTGTCCATTTTCTTTACAACTGTCGTATATTTACGGATATCGTGAGACAGTGTTGTCGTCATTACAAGTTCAGTTGGAATATAACTACTTGTATTATAATAAACTCCGTAATAGATTTCAATTTATCGCACATTCAAATATTTATTCGCTAGTAGTAATATAAGATATAAATCGATATTCGTGTTTATTATATCATCAGTCAAATGAATATCGATACTTCCTATTCTTATCCGCAAAAATTATATACGAATGCGCCCGGTGGCGGTGGCGGCGGTGGCGATGAATCAAGCTCGGCGACCAGTGCGCCCGCACCCGCACCCGCACCCGCACCCGCACCCGTGCCATTGACACTTCCTGCGTTTATAAACAACGACTATTTAGAACGCATTAAAAAATCGCAGATTATCCTTGAAAAATACCCAGACCGCGTCCCACTCATCATACAGCCATCCAAAAGCGACCGCGATGCGTATCCAATCGACAAATCAAAGTACATCACTCCGAGAGATTTGACGCTACTTCAACTTCAGCAGATTATCCGGAAACGTATTCACTTTCCATCAGAAAAGGCGCTTTTTATGTTTATCAATAATAAGATATACCCCATCACATCAATGATAGGGCCTATCTATGATGCGAATAAAGACGCCGACGGGTTTTTGTACGTGTCGTATTGTCAAGAAAGCACATTCGGCGCATAATCGCCGTAACCATAGCCGTAACATATATAGACACAAAAGTATACATATCTATACATTCTATATATGTTAGCATTCATCACAAAAATCAAAAATAACATACGAGATAAATTAAAAAATAGGCATATTGTACAAAGAAAACGACAATACGAGGTCGTTATTGAGTCTGATATAATAATGACGGTCAATCCAGATGACGACGATTCGCCTCCGCCGCCGTCGCCTCCGCCACCACCCGCGCCGAGTCCCGTCAATACACGCACCTTGTTTCGCACCGAAGTCGACAATACGATTATAACCGAAGATTACGAGTTACAAGAACTTATCCGGATAATGGATATGTATAAATTCAACATTGAAGACAATCTATTGGACCCTCGTTACGAGGACGCAATTCATAGTATTCCTGGGGTCTCGGACATCGTAAAAATCAAGATGCGGATATTGTATATTATTATCGCAAATAACATCTATCGGGATTTATTTGAAGAGAAAAAACAGTATCGGTCGGTGAAAACAAAACAATATATCGGCGTATTTCGTTATAATGGGTATATTCTTCGAATAGACGACTCGCCATATAGTTTTATGAACGAAATCGACGTCATAAACGCGTTGCGTGAAATACCAGGCACAGACCCGGGTGCGGATACCCGCATCATACGCCCTTTTTTAGTTTACTCCAATATCAAGCGAAACCTCAAAAACGATGTATGTGAATGTCGGCACGCATTATGCGATTGTAAATATTATGACAACGCGGATAATTATGCGGGTATGGACAAACTCACAAACGAGCCGCGGGCATTTTATAATAACCTACGTGAAAATATGATATCGTTTAGTATACAGCATTACGTAAAACATACACACACATTATACAATTGGGTAAAGGACAATATCGGAAATTCCGTATATAAACAATACTTGACGTTACAAAACCCCTTTTTTATTCATCTGTTTCATCAATGCGCGAATCTATTGCGCGATATTCACGCATTATCGGTCGTCCACGGCGACGTCAAGCCCGACAATATTCTCATCCGAGAACACGATAATTTCGATATCAACCATCCCGAAAAATGTAAGAATTTCACCGTGTATTTGATTGATTTCGGATTATCCGGAATTCGCGGTAAGGGCTATGGCACCGGAGGAACGATACCCTATTGTCACCCCGAATTCAAGAATATCCGTGATACAAACCGAACAAGTAAATATAATTGGAAGACAGTCCAACTCAAACACGATGTATGGTCGCTCGGTATGGCATTTCTCACAATGTATATCTATCGTGATTTCTATAGTTATTATCACAAATATCCCCAATACGTGTTTACGAGTGACGGGTATATATCGTCATTGGTATTGGACGTTGTATCTAATAAAAAACTTCACGAGTTATTTACAAAAATATTATCCGTCGACTGTATCCCAATTGAAGAAGTATGTGAATCGCTGCGCGGGATGATGCCGTGAACTACTACTCGTTACATGTCCGCCGATACCGCTGGCATTTGAGATATATATTCCGCCGGGGGTGTCCCTACAACGGCGGTGGCCGCAATGCTAGTCTCTAAATCCGCAGAACCTATATTGTCTTCCATTGACGTGCCCGCCGCCGCCGCCGCCGCCGCCGCGTTCGCCGACGCTACATTTTCAGTGACCGCGTTCATAATACTATATGGATTATTACTGGTTCCGCGTATTGATTTGGGTAAATATTGCGAATCGACGGATGGGGTGTATTCGGTGGGGGTCGAAGGAGGAGGAGGATGAGGCTCGCCGCCACTGCTTCCACTGCTGCCGCCATCGGTCGTATCTACGCCATAGGAGAATTGACTTTTGACGATGGCCCGTTTTTCAAGAGTGTCGCGCTTTATATTCATATTCTGAAGCAGGTTCAATGTTAGTTGTGGAGCGATGGCGAGCGTATTCATATGCGTGCGATATTTGAAAGAACAAACGCTCGTTTCGTGAACGATATATTGGATACTATACCACCAAAATGCCGGAATAAACATAACCATCCCCTGGAATAATTCCACTTCAAGTGTCTTGATTTTATCAAAGTCGTCCTGGTATTCGGACTGGACCTTCCACGGATTCACCGGCGATCTGAATTCTAAAATATCGTAATCATTGATGGGGTATAAATACCGCGTGTCTTTGGGAGGGATTAACAGTATCTTAATGCGCCCCTGTGTTACAAGGAAATAATTGCGATAGTTTACTTCATAGCGTAGTGGGGTTGTTGTCCCAGTAGATGCCATCATAATATCATACATACACGTTGATACCATATACGGGCGTAGTAATTCATCGTTTAATTGAAATATTTTCAGAAGACCGGTTTCATCTATAAAATCCGCATTTTGTTCACTAATGTATTTCATTTCCGCGTCTTTTTTCAGGACTTCGTGTGCGATTTTGAATGTAACCGGGATATACAATACGACTTCGTTCTCGGTTCCTTTCTGAGGGGCTTTTGCTGCGTCCGACGACGACGACGACGCGGACGCGGACGCGGACGCCACCGTTTTGTTAACATCGCGAATATGGATATCAAACGCACGATAATTGGTATGAATTCCCTGGTATGATAATTGGGCTAGCATTTGTTCGTTATAAAATTCAAAGGTGGTTGGCTGTCGTATATCGCATACTTCTTCTAAACGCTGCTTGGACGGTTGTTCTATTTCATACACTTCTAAATCATTGCTTCGTTTCAGATGAAAATTGATATGTAGATACAAAAATAAGACGATACAGAAAATGAAAATAGAAATAACTAACATTGTAAATATGAATACTATTACATATTCATATTTATACTTCTTTTTTTTTACGCGCGATTATATACCGGCGGTATCTCTGTTGAAGTTTATATCCGCTGTGCGGATTTAAATATTCAACTGCGTAATTCAGTTACAATGAGTGCGATTGGAAAATGTGGCATTTCTGAATACGCATCGGCGGGCTCTTCGGTGGGCTCTTCGGTGGGCTCTTCGGTGGGCTCTTCGGTGGACTCTTCGGTGGGCTCTTCGGTGGGCTCTTCGGCGGACTCTTCGGTGAGCTCTTCGGTGGGTTCCTCCTCGGTGGGTTCCTCCTCGGTGGGTTCCTCCTCGGCGGACTCCTCGGCGGGCTCTTCGGCTTCGTCTAGGTCAATAATTTGAGCCGGCTCTGTATCCGGATTTTCGGCGACATTTGATATAATTTCAACATGTCCAGTAGATAATACAATCTCGGTCATCTCGACTGCGTCGGCAACTTCGTGCTGATATAACCCATCAATATCCAATCCTTCGTCTTGAAATACTTCCTGTTGCGATTCCTCCGGCTCCGTCGACTGCGACTGCGACTGCGACGGCGCATTTGAATTCAATAGTCGCAACAACATTGTGTTCATTTCGTTCATCATTTGTTGCTGTGAATGGATAAGAGACCGCAATTCCTGGTTCTCTTTGACGAGTGGCTCAATCTTCATAATCACCTCCGAGAGATTCGTATCATTGACAATCTTATCCACAATACCTTCTACAAATTCGCGACTGTTTGTTAAATCGTTCATAACAACCTCCATCAATAATTCTTGCTCTGGTTCATCGTCAGCGTCGGCGTCGGTGGCGGTGGCGTCGGTGGCGGTGGCGGTGGCGGTGGCGGTGGCGGTGGCGGTGGGCGATGCTTCTTTAACACGTTCTAGTAAATAATCCAACTGGTGTATTATATCTTGTATCACATTATCGTGTTCTTCCAGTTTGGCATCGTGTGATTTTAAAATAACAATTGGGGGTGGAATCGCGCCGGTATCGGATATCATACTTACGAATGGTGTCATTCGACTAGGTGCTTGTGCTTGTGCCGGTGCCTGTGTTTGTGCTTGTGCCGGTGCCGGTGCCGGCGCCTTCGCCTGTGCCCTCGCCTGCACGCGCGCCTGTTTCATCGCCTCTATTTCCGCCGGTGATTTATATTTCGGATTCTTTCGCGGTATTCCCTTTTCATAAATAAACTCTGGTTCATTCGTAGAGGGTATCGCCATTTGCGACATTTGCTGTTGTAGTTCTTGCTCCTTCTCTTGCTGTTGCTGCTTCTCAGCTTGCTCCATCTGTTGCGCGATTGCCATTTTCTGTTTAAGAATTTGGTTTTGGATTTCGTTTTGTTTTTGGAGAATTCGGAGTTTGTCAACGGGTATCGCGCTTCCTTGTGTTTGTATCGTTTTGGTTCGCGCGGTGATTTGCTGCTTAATCAGTTCTATGTTTTCGTATATATTTATCGGCACATTCGGCACCGTTTCTCTCGGAAGCGTGTATTGTGGCTGGCTATTATGTTCGGGGAATGTTTGATTCATCAACTGTTGCGCCGTAGGCGTTGTTCGATTATAATAGGCGGAAGATTGCGTAGGTTGCGCGCCGACGCCAGCGCCCATGGGTGTAGAAGATGCTCTACGCTTTCGCGCGGCGGACAATGCTGCGTTACCACTCATATCGTTCGTTCGGTCGTGAAGATTATAAAATGTAATAACACATTAATTCTATATTATTTTCGCATTGTCATCTTCAAGGAATCATAACTTTGGTAGTTCAATACGCGAAAATCTTCGAATAAATAGTCGTTGATGTCATCTCTCAACACCGAGATTTCAACCCGTGGAAACGCGATCGGGCGACGCAATAACTGTGTTTTCATAACTTCCATATGGTCGTCGTAGATGTGTGCGTTTCCTAAATGATATACGAATTCGTGTGCGACCAATCCGCAATGTTTCGCAAGAAGGTGCGTCAAAAAACTATACGATGCGATATTGAACGGGACACCTAATCCCACATCACCACTGCGTTGATACAAAGCACACGAAAGGCGATTATGGTTATCAACATTAAACTGACACAATATATGGCACGGTGGAAGGGCCATCTCGTCCAATTGGCACGGATTCCAGGCTGACATAATCAGGCGTCGCGAAAATCTCTCGGTAGGGTGCTTCAGGCAGCGAATAATCTCGGCGAGTTGGTCTACACCTTTCCCGGTATAATCCGTCTCGTGGTTTACGTATGCGGCGTTGAAGTGGCGCCATTGATGTCCGTAGATTGGGCCGAGGTCGCCTTCGGCGTAGTGCGCGAGTCCGCGCGATTCCATAAAATCGTGTGACGCATTATCGTCCCAAATGTGGACGCCGGCGTCTTGTAAAATTCGGTTGTCGGTTTTCCCCTGGACGAACCAGAGGAGTTCCTTGAGACACGTTTTCCACGCCATTTTCTTTGTGGTGAGAATCGGAATCGTTCCTTGGTCTAATGAGAATACCATTCCTGCGCCGAATATGGAAAATGTGGACCCATTCCGGCCCGTTTGTTCATTGTTTTGTTGTATAATATCGTGGATGAGATTTAGGTATTGGTATTCTGCGTGGGGGTGGATGAATAGTGTGGGGGAGGCGGAGGCGGCGGAGGCGTCAGTGGCGGAGGCGTCAGTGTCCGCGTCAGTGTCAGCGTCAGTGCTTGTTATAGCGTATTGCGCCACACCCGTATTTTCAACGCGATAATGAGGAACACTGTTGATACGTGAGAAACGACGGAGCATTTACTACAATAACTATTATTATCGGGCTCTGTTTATATCCTTGGTTCTACTTCCATCATTGTTCCATCATTATTTTATATATTCGCCGGTATATATATACTCAACAATGGAGGCATTTGAAGAAACTGTAAAGGAAGGAACGAAGCGCGGTAGTTCGTTCGTCGACCACGTCTTTCGTTTAGACGAACAGCAGCAAGGTATCTTATTAAATATCGTCCAATATACCGTGGTGGGTTTCATCCCCATCCTCGTTATGTTATACCTGGTTCGCACCTATGTCCCCGAACCCGACGACCACAAGGCGACCTTGATGATTTTAGTAGAAATCCTCGGACAAATCCTCTTTATGTTCGTGTTTATCTACTTTATCCATCGCTTAATCACCTATATCCCAACTTACTCCGGATACAGATACAGCGAGTTCAACTTTACCACCACAATTTTAGGCATATTGATGATTCTCTTGAGTATCAAGACAAAGTTGGGCGAGAAGGTCCAGATTATTGTGGAACGCACGATTGAACTCCTGGGCGGTGAGACGAGTTATAATGGCAGTGTGGGTGGCGGTGGCGCGGCCGCAGGCGGTTCCGGCGCAGTCCGTATCACGCAACCTCTTTCACAGCCTTACGCCGGTGGTGTTCCTGGTGGAATGGTCGGTGGCGGAATGGCGCCTCCTAACCCCGTGCTGACCACCAACCGTAATACTGGCACCGCAGACTACGGTCTATCGCAGGCATCACAGCAGCAGCAACACTTTAACAGCACTTACGCGCAAAATGTCGGCGGGGGGATGCCCGGCGGGATGATGTCGTTTGAGCCTATGGCCGCGAATGAGGTTATCGGGTCAAAGTTTTAGACGGCGTCACTTCTCTATAAAAATCTCTCGCTCTATACTTTTCATAATCTTACGTTCACCAATCGGGTCATCCTTGATTTCGTGAAGGACATTTCGAATCATCTTATGGTGAAATTCCTGGAGTCTACTATTCGTCTCCCACCCCGGGTGTAAATCCATCCACTTTTTAATCGCGAAATACTCCTTGTTGGCGATATCAATGAACGCCTGGCGCATCCTGGCGTTCCCCTCATCTCTCGCCCACTGGTGATTGTCCCGCACATAAATCGTATCCCGCTTCTGGTCCGTACAATGAATCGGGCGCTTATACAAGTCCATTTGTTTCAATCCGTCAATCATCACCTTGCTAATCCCTTCTACAAGTCCCTGGTTCCGCGTATATGTCAAGTCGTCCATCGTGATTTCGAGGGAATTGACAAAGTCCGAGATGTTGACCGCGTCCTTACACTGTTCATTCAGGAAAAAGTTCAAATTAAACTGGTTGTTATTCGTATTATTGACGATAATATTGCGCTCCTTGCTTAATTCGACGATTTGCTTTTGTAGGGTTTTATTCTGGTCTAATAACTCAAACACGAGAGAATTGACGAGAGATTTCTTGTTTCGTTTCTTGCCATCGGTAAGCGCCGAAATCATTTTCCGGATATAATCCTTGAGTTTCTCATTTTGCTCGGTGAGAATCTCGGATACAACCGAGGACGCTGCGTCGGTTCCCGCGGTCATTGCGGACATTGCGGATACGGTATCAGAGTCCGTGTCCGTGTCCGCGTCCGCGTCCGTGTCGGCGTCCGCGCCGTCCGCTATAGACGACGACGAAGACCTTGATGAACCCGTGCGACTACTACTACTATCACGCTCACCGTATTCTTGTTTTTCAGAGATTTGGATGGATAATTCTGGTTCTGTAAAATTGGAATAATGAAAGACTACGTCGTCGACCACTTCGTCCATTTTCTCCGCCTTTTTTTTAGATTTGAAACGATAGCGCACGATTTCCGTAGAGTCGTCGTCCAGGTCGGGGTCGGGGCCGCCGGAGGCGATAGGTTGCTCTATTTTCTCGAGCACAGCCACAGGCACCGCCACCGGCACGGTCATCGTCGTGGTCGTCGTCGTCATTGTAGTAGAAATAATAGAAACAGAAACAGTATTCATTGAAGAATCATGTGGCGGCGGTATACCCGCCAATTTATTAACAGACTGTCTATGTTGAAATTGAAGACACGTAGAAGTATGTTTATAATAACTCGACCGGTGCGCGTAGGATTTTTTACAAAGGCAAACATATTTTCCTTCATTTGTCTGGGTTGGAATCCCTCCATCCAAAAGAGGCGGAGCCGACGTTGCGACTGTTCCATCGGCGAAAATATTTGGTCGAAGTCCAGGAAGTCCAGGAAGGTCGTCCATCGACTTCTCGTCCATTTTTTCATCGTTCAAATTTGGTTTCATTTTAATAATATAGGAATTCGCCAGGTCCTTGGCCTGGTTTTCATTGTTACAAGCACATTCTTCCAAAATAATACACCTCCAATTCGACCAACCACCATTCTTCCGAATACTATCGTATAACTTCGTCCGGTAGGTATTATCCAAAGTCTCGCGCTTGTGCTTATACTTTCTTTGTGTCAAGTTGGTTGTATACGAAATATATGCGTCTGAAATCTCCTTTGTTTTACAAGTTAGATGGTAGATATACGTTCTTGAATAGTCAACATACTTCCGCGGCATTTTTCACCGGTTGAAATTGGATATTCCGAGAGATTCTATATAAATCTATATTATACCTCTATTATTTATTCATTATTGATTACCCCACGGCCTGGGGTATTCGCTTTACCCCACGGCTGGGGTATTCGCTTTACCCCAAGGGTATGGCAACATAGAGACCAAATGATGGTCTATATATAGCATTCTCACCAAGGATTCTGAACACGTCAGTGTGGGGTATTGTCTGAATTTGTCTGATTTAGCAATGTTTTGCAATATTGCACTTTGGACATTTTGGCAACATTTACACCATCTTCAGTCACATCACCAGAAATAAAAAAGCTATATATCCCGCTAACTCGAAAAGGGTAAAGTGGTCTAAAAAAATAAATGTCCAAATCCCGGATCGGCCGTCTTGCTTTTAAAACGCGATTTTTCGCACATTTAGCCTGACGAGAGCATAACTCGGCGGTTCTGCCGCCATCGCCACAAAAACCCGCGGGGCGGTCGTAAGCCCATCTAACACCCCGACGGCTACCTCCATTTTGCCCTCCAACCGCGCGATTTCCCGCCTTACTGACTTTCCAAAAAGCTATAAGATAATGCTATATATGCTCTGGTTTTCAGTAAGGAGGGCGATAAACGCACCTAAAATCAGACATCATCGGGCTAAAATACAGCCCATCGAGGGTGTTTGGATGCCTTATATATAATAAACAGATGCGGGTGTATGTATGTATCGCTCGGCTTCGCTTCGCTACGCTATGAAGAAAACAGTAGTCGTTGATTTGGATTATATGCGCCCGTCGGTGGGTCGTCGGTCGAGGTCCGGGTCGAGGTCGAGGTCCAACGGCGACTGTCTGGAAGATGAACTAAATATATATGAATTACTACACAAGGATACCGAGGATACCGAGGACCGGGACGACGACGACGACCTGGACGGCGACGCTACTGATACAGAAACGACGATGTCGTCCACCGACGACGACGCGGACGACGACGCGCCGCCCTCCCGGACCCACCCTAGTGTCAAAGATTCCGATTATGCCGTGGATTCTGATGAAGACCTACTTCAGTCCGTCCTGGACGAACCCACATTTCCGATGGATATTAATGCGATATTATCTGCGATGAATAAGACAGAGAATAACACGATTGCGAATTTGACGCTGAAGAAGATTGCCACGCGAAGACACGAAATTCTCTCGTCGATGAATTTGACGCCGGAGAAAATGGCCGAGTTTGAACGAAAATTACCGATGTATCGCGTGATTGAAACCCCATATGACCTGAAACATAATCAATTGATACGGTGGATACCCTTACGGTCGCTCGAAGCACGCCCATATATCACACTTGGCGGGACGTTATTCCGTGTCCGCGAAAACCCGGAGGAGGGAATTCACATCGTGACAATCCGGAACGTGAAACGCTTCGTATTCAATATCAAGTTTGAACTTAATGTCGTCTTTCAGAGATTGAGTCAAGAAGAATTGCTTATCTTGCGCGCGGTAGAATACGTAGACGGCGACGGCGACGGTCACTGACGTAACACCAAATTCTTTTCCGATTTTGTTATATCACTTGTGAAACGCGGGCGCAACCGGTCGCCACGCGCAGATTTACATCGAAACCCGTGACGACGTAGGTTTCTATTATTGAATATAGACTGGGTACAATATGCGATACGCCGACTTTTCTCAATGGAATCGCGCCTTTTTCGCGCCCGGGTCATCATCGTCATCGTCGACGTCGACGTAGGCGGCTTGATACAGCGGCACAATTTCCCCGCAAGAATGCGATGTGCTCGCTCCTTCGCGGTTTTCGTAGAAATGCCCGCCTCCGCCGCCTCTCGCATAGGGCGCGAACCGCGACGATAATGACGAATAATCTTGATATAATCACTGCGTGTTAGTTTCATATCTTCATCAATATCACTATCTGTATATTTCGGCAATATTCGCATATACTATAATACTAATATACTATACTATAGTAGTATACTATAGTAGTATACTACAAATGTCTTTGAAACCTAAAATAAAGTCCGTTGCGATTGATGTAGATGAGACCTTGGGAAATTTCTCTCAATTCTCTATATTCGCGCACGCAATAGAAGAATACTTCGATAAACCAGATATTACGTACCGTTATTTTAATGATTTAGTTGATTTATACCCGGAAATTATACGCCCGAGTATGTTGCGTATATTAGAATATATCCGTAAAAAGAAGAATTATATTCCTGGTACTAAGGTTATGATATATACGAATAATATGGGGCCTGATAAATGGGTCGCACATATTCGACAATATTTTGAGTATAAATTGCGCGCATCCGCCGCTGCCGCCGCCGCCGCCGCGACCAGTGGGGGTCTTGCCATAATACCCCCTCTCTTCGACCATACGATTGGCGGCTTTAAAGAGCGAAATGCCGCCGGGTCGGCGTCGGCGTCTGCGTCCGCATTCCCACAACGAACCACCAAGGAAAAGACTGTAAATGAACTGATTCGTTGTGCGCGCATTCCATCGGATAGCGAAATATGTTTTCTAGACGACGTATATCATCCTAAAATGGCAGATGAACGCGTGTATTATATTAAACTACAGCCGTATCATTGTTATATACCGTTTCATATATTCGTCGCCCGATTTGTAAACAGCGCATTATATCGTGATGTATTTGCCAAGTTTATTACTCCTGGTATATCGCCCGCCTCCGCCGCAGAAAAACAGATTATCGAAATCAATAATCTCTTCGTGAAATATGCGAATATGGCGAAGTATGACGCAAAGACGCATCAACGAAAAATGTTCCCCCGCGAGATTGACGAAATCATAAGCAAGTATATATTATACCATCTTCAACAGTTTTTTCGTGATGGCCCACCCCCGGTCGCGGCGGCGTATTCGCGAAAAGCAGCAAAGACTGCTAAAAAAAATAGGTCGTCGTCGTCCTCGCCCGGTAATGTATTTTATGTAGACAAAGCAACTGCTGTAAAGAATATGCGTAATAAGACGGCGCGTAAACGATAATCCTCGCCGCGCCCCGCTCCCGCTAATAGAACCAACTCCTCTCCCCCGACGCATTTGTAAATACAACCCTATCCCCCGCTGCTTCTGCGGCCGCAACCGCCTCCTCCGTCGCACGTCGTGTTTCAGGCGTCGAGTGTAATTCGTCAATGTAAACTATTCCAGGCTCTCGATGCGCGACTACACGCTTTCTCGCATCTGCTAGGGCCGCCACCGACACGCGTTCGAGTTCCGAATCCGCCCAACGTTGATGACGCATATTAGAGACGTGTCGCTCCCAATTGCCGTGCGCCCCTCTCCATCCACACGGACAACTGACCGGGCGAACAATATCCAATTCGTGATGCGTATCATCAAAGACCCGCGCCATAATGACTTGAATCGCGTGATGAAGAATCATTGGACTCGTCTCATATCCGGCATTTCCCATCTCGGGCTTGTAATGGAGAAGCTGATGAAATACGTCGTGTTCTTGCCCGCGATGAAGCATATTGAATTCGCCGTTTGTATAGATTGTGGTATCTTCGCCGCACAATTCCACAACAATGTCATCCGCAACCCCCATAATTTCATCGTAGAGGTCTTCGTCCGTCGCTTCAATTTCATCCAATGTCATCCAGCACCGTAATATGTCGACGCCTCCGCCGCACGCGTCGCGTTTGTGTTTGTGGAGCGCACCAAGCGCGTTCATTCCTTGTAAATACTCACCTTCGGTCATTTTCCCCGCATTCTCTTCCAATATATTCATCAAGACATTCAGTTCTGTCTGAATCGCAAGTGAGGCGCCGCCCCCGCCGGAGAACTGATGCTGCGCCGCCTGGTTCGGTTGTGCTGTTGCTGATTCCATTTTCACTCCAGTCTATTTATTTAACAAAAAACATTTCAATTTTTTGTCAAATGATTCATTGTCACCGTCCACGCAGCGTCGGTCACTGCGCCTGCGTGGGTGCCTTTGCCTGCGCCTGTATAAACTTCTTCACCGCCGGAATATTATCCACCGCACCTGATGTGTCGATATAATTATAAATCGGATGGACTACCCCCGCACTTACTGGCTGTGTTATATTTTGCTGGATTTTCTTCTTCGCATAATTGGCGACAGTCTCTGAAACGATATGCGTAAACAAAATGAAGATACACGTGGAAATAATAAGACGTCGGTCAAAATCACTAAACGTGTTTCCGCCTAAAAATGAGAATTTAGGGTTCGTCCAAGAAATCGTATTAAAACGAAGTAAAAGAACAAATACGGCTACATATAATATAATATTTCGAAATAGGGGGATATACTCAGGAACAGTGTTGTAAAACCCGAGCAATATAATCGCGTAACTCGCGTAAAAGAATAAGTCAATATACTTGTAATACATTGTATATTTACCGAATATAGGTTGAACAACGTCGCGAATCTTGGTCACAACAGCAACAATGAGGTCTTCGGCGGTGTTCTTGATGGTATTCATCGTCTGTCCTTTATAATACACACATAATATTAGTCGAGTGACTGAGTATTATCGTCGTCTACGTGGCCGCGATGGCTATCCGGCACATAGAACGACAATAAACGCGCACTCGGGTCCAAAACACCGTCGCAAAAGGGGTGCCGCCAGTAATACGGGATGGTTTCACCGCGCCCTTCATAGATATTCTCAAATACGCGGCGATAATAGAAACTTTCCTTGTCATAGGGTGGATTATGAAGCGAATACAAATGATGCGCCTTATTATTAAACTCGGCATCCGATATAACGCGGTCGGAATACTCTTTAATCATTTGGACCCATGTCCGACCTCCATCCGCGGAACTCACCCCGTCACTGAACGCCTCCTTCCGTCGCCAGAGGACATCATCGGGTAAAAGTCCCGACCCTTGAAACGCCTTACGAAGCAGATATTTCTCCATTTTGTCGTCATTGAACCGCTTGAACCGTGGAGGAATACTCATCACATACCCCAGAAATTCCTTGTCCGCAAACGGCACTCGTGCCTCCAATCCTGCGCCGCTCACGCTTTTATCTGACCGAAGGAGGTCAAAGAATCGGACATCGCGAATCATCCGCTCATTTTCGGAATGGAATTCCGCGTCACTGGGCGCCTTCAAGAATCCGCGGTATGACCCGAAGATTTCATCCGACATATCCCCGCAATAAATAACGACATCTTCGGTTTGCTCTTGGATATACTTGCTGATGAGATAATTGCCGACAGAAGCGCGAATTGTCGTGGTACAGTAACTCTCGGTTTGAAAAATGGTTTCATATATCGCCCCCAAGAAATCCCCTTCTTTCAATGATACTTCGTGATGACACGTTCCCAAATACTCGGCCACGCGCCGAGCCCATATCAAATCCACCGACCCCTCCAGCCCGATACTATATGTATTCAGGACAGTACCCGGCGACGTCTTCTTCAACTCTCGCGCTACAATTGCGGTAACGAGGGAACTATCCAGTCCGCCCGATAATAAGCACCCGACCGGTCTCTCGCTCATTAAACGCTTTACGACGGCGGCGGTGAATAACTCGCGAATCTTCGTAAGTATCGCGTATTCGTCTTCGCCTTCGCGTATCGGATAGGAATAATTCACATACGTGTCTTTGAGTTGCGTCTCGAATACCGGGACACCATTGGTCTTCTTTACACCATCGGCGCCCGTGCTAGACGAAATATACGCATAGTCATAATAGGTACGAAATGTCGCGCTCCCGTCTACGCTATCCTCCGCGTTATACTCCATATAACATCCCGCCGGAAATTGAACGATTGTATCGCAATGCGAATGAATGGACTTCAACTCACTAGAAACACACATTGCGTAATGGTCCGGATTCAAGGAAACGCACATCAAATTGGAATGTTCGCCACCAAACCGACCGTCGTGACGCGATACTCCGATAAACAGGGAACGAACCCCCACAGGGTCTCTCGCGACATAGGTCACCCCGCTTTCATAATCATATAACACAAACCCGAAGACGCCATCCAATCTACGCAACATTTCGTGAATTCCAATCGCGCGATAGAGATGAATAATGATTTCGCAATCAGACCCACTTTGATACTCTTTCTCTAATCCGAACTCCGCAATGAGACTCCGGAAGTTATAGATTTCGCCGTTACAAATCAAGCGGCAGTTTTTAATATAAAAAGGTTGGTCGGACGCCGAGTCCATTCCATTGATAGATAGACGGTGAAACCCCCACACACGCGCATCGTCTTTCAAAAAGACGGATTTGTCCGGACCACGGTGTGAAGATAATATAAAGGATTCTTGTAAGGTCTTCAACTCGGCTAATGCGATGCGCGCGGCGACAGTTTGAAAATAGAAGATGCCGCACATTCGTATGCGATGGACTCCTTGATGGATGATATATATAATATCACCGATATGTGTTTATATGTATTTATTTTCACATTATTATTTATCCAAAGACTAAAAGCAAATCAATAACAATGGAATTTCACGGCGTTGTAAATGGCGCATATTCAAACCACCACGACCGTCTTGGCGAAATTAACCAACGCATCTCCGAGAGAAATATCCCGTCAACCACGCTTCGCCCCGCTTTCAATGTCCGACCCCTTTCATCCAAATACGCAATGATGCCGATTATTGAATCTCGCCCGGTTCCAACGGTAAGCATCCCAGCCTATCAGCAATACACCAGCGAGACAGTATTCAATCCAGGAACTGCGAAGGCGCCGTGGCAGGGATGGGTCGACCGTGTCAATGTAGAATCATCCCTGCGAAACCAATTCTTCGCACTTCAACGCAATGACGCCGCAGTATACGTGCCGAATTCAACCAGCGACCTCTACCAAGTTCAAGTCGACTCTCGTGAAGTAGACCAACCAAATCCGTATTTGTTTGACAATGGTGCCACGAATTTCGCGCCGATGAATCCCAACCCGAATGGTTTAGGCAAACTCACGTTCGAGAATTCTACGCGGTTTCAACTTCGCACGCTGGATTGTACCTATGACGGGTTCTGTACCGGTGAAGGCGGCCCCGTTATTGAACCTGCGACGAATTATATTCCGGAAGAACAACTTAAAAAGAAACAAAAGGAAAGGGAACAAAAGGCTCATATCGCGCATATTGAGGAGGGGTTTTCTGGGAGGTCTGGGACAGAGCGAGAAAAGGAGGGGATGGCGGGGAAATACCCCACCTATATCCCGCGCGCCACGGCGTCGTCGAATGCGAAGGAGCAACTGACGATGCGAAACCGGACATAAATACAAATCGATGTATTATAACAATAGTGTATGCCGAATTATTGTTCTATACTAACTTATAAAGCGGTATTGAAATGGCTGAAGACATCATCGGCGACGACAGGGACGAGAACCGCAGCGAATGGAGGAGCGACTTCAACGAACTGACATTGAGTGTGATGGCGAATCGTAACCGATATGACAAATGTAAAAAATCGATGGCGAATACATCCGACGCAGCTGCCGAGTTGTTTTGTAAAGAAAAGACGTATTATAAAGACCGTATATTGGCAATGACGAGTGGCCTTTTTGACGAACGATGCGAAAACGACGAAATAAACCGCGCGCATCAGGAATATTTGAAATCGTGTATTGAGTATTTGAAGTGGAATGATATCACGGAGATGGTGGAGGATGATACGCGGACAGAAGAATCCCGTAATAACGTCGTCGGGGATGCGCGAGAGGATTTACAGCGGAAAATACAAGAGACGGATGTTGCGCCCGCCGCGCCCGCCGCGCCCGCGACTGCTCCCGAGTCACCGCCCAGGTCACCTCCCGCGTCCAACACTATTTTTTCCTTCGCAAACAAAATGTGTATTCGAAAAAAAACAATGGACGATTTTATTGTATTGAAACCCTCCTCTGGAAATACGGACGAAGAAATTAAAGCGCGACTACCCAAAGTCCGGGATTATCACAGCGAGATATTGAAGCGGACGGCGGCGACGGCGACGGCGACGGCGACTCTACAAGATGAGAAGCGCCGAATTGATAACTGATTCAGTATACGACGGCCCAATCGCGGACGTAGGGTCGCGCCAATAATTCCGCGACGGGATGAGATTGAACGCTTTAAATCCATTTACGGTATCGCTCGATGTATTGTCGTGGAATAGATGATTGATGTCATAATACGATGATTCGGAGTCGAATGCGGTTTGCGCGAATTCCTCTTTGGATGTGGTGATTCCTACGATGTCGTCTTGGATAAAGTAGTCGTATTCATTGGAAGGGACCATCATTGTCATAACATAATTCACAACCGACTCGTTGACGTAGGTTGTGTATTTCATCTGAACGGTGTTAACTGGCGCAGGATAGCCGGTGGCGGTGGCGGTGGGCGCGTCGTCAGCCGTTTCAGGGAAACAATTTGAAATGATGCTATACACGTGATACAACCGCGATGGTTTGTCGTAGGTAATGTAGGCCGACCTGTAATGAAGAGTTCTATCGATGTTGAAAACGTTGATACAATACATGTATTGCGTAATGGGGCGCATCGGATTCAAGCATATACATCCGACGAATTGTGGTCGTCTATCTACGTCGTCTTGTAAATCCACAAGTGCTTCCGTCGCGTCATATTCCTCATCCTCCGGGGCGGCCACAACAACCGCGCGCGATGGCGGTTTCGCGACCGGAGAGTATATTTTATATGTCCTGGTGCTAGAATCCAGAAAAGATGGCGTCGTCAATATTTTAACACGGCGGGAATGACGGTCACTGCGGTCACTGCGGTGTGCGACGGCCTCGGCTTCAACGGCGGCGGCAACGGTCCTCTTATATGAACGTGTTTTTACAACCATTACGACGATAAACGAAATGCGATACAATTATCACAAATAAAATATAAACGGTTCAATTTTTTATGAGGTAGTAATATAAGTTTAGTATTCTATTCGTTAACACGTTATGACTCAAAAAGAATTCAAAGCGGTGAGTTGTGCGCCAAAAGACGAGACGGACCCCGACATCAATGAAACCAAGGATTTCTCGTGTTATTCGTCAAAATCTCTCGACAAACTAAAACTACTCTGGAATAAACGCCACCCAGACCAGAAAATCGAGGACACCGACCCGCGCGCGATATGGTCCGCACTCAAAAACAATATGAACCAAGTGTGTCAACAAGAGGCGTGTTGGCTGCGCCAGAATTTCGCATCTGCTGGAATGGACGATGAGATGCTTCATTATACATTCGCGCCGCAAGCTCCGAAAGAATGGAAGAAGAATATCCACGAGTGGTTGTCCAGTATTGATATCGCGAATTCATTGAAGCAATACGAACACGCCGTCCCGTCGTTTCTTTTCATCGGTCCGTCACCGGTGGATTTCGACGAAGTCCTGGACGACGGCGAATGTGTCTGGAATGAATTATGTAAATTTGATATTATGAAACACGTGAAAAATGGAAAGCCGAAAATCGGCGTGGTTTTCAATACTGACCCGCACGATAAACCAGGTGAACATTGGGTCTCCCTATTTATTGATGTGCGCGCGCGAGTAATCTTCTTCTTTGATAGCACGGGCGACCCACCCCAGCGGAGAATACGCAAATTTATGAAGATGGTGCGGGAGCAAGGGGAGGCCAACGGAATTCCATTCAAGGAGTATATCAACGATATCCATCATCAGAAAAACGATTCGGAATGCGGGGTATATTGTATATTTATGTGTATCCATATGCTGCTGGGGAAAATGACCGTCCACGATTTCCTGGATAAGAAGAAGAAGTTGACGGATAAGTATATGCAGCGGTTTAGACGGAAGTTTTTTAATGTGGATGAGAAGGTGCCGACGCCGAATGTGGAGTTCTAGGGCGTTGGCCCAGGCGTTGGCCCGCCTACCAGCCCGGCCTAGCGGCCGTCCGTAAAGTTATATTATTTATATATATATAGTCCGCGATTCAAATGAAGAAGAAGACGACACGGAAAATTCGGAGGAACAAGCGAGCGACGACGCAGCGGCGAAAGAACCGTAGTTATAAACGGATGAGGGGTGGTACGTTAATGCGTAGAACAACATTACGTGTACAGTTAAACCCTAAGGCCCCTGGGTCTTTAGGGGCTCTGCTCGAAGGTAACTTCAACAATCTATACCGTGCGCTAGAACAGTATGAACGTAACAGGTTCCAACCTGCATCTCCAGATGTTCTATCTGATATTTATATGTATGGAAAACCAAATATGGATGCCTTTCAAAATGTTAAAAAATGGTTAGATGATAATAAAAGTCAAGATAAACCACATATGCCGACGATGTCCAGGGATATCAGTGATGTCAAAGATGTTATCGATGATTTAATGGTTATTTACAAGTTCAGCATGAAGTATGGTGAACGAAGACGTATTACGTCCGATACATTCTTGGTGAATGAAGATGAATTTAGAAGGATGCTGACAAACGTATTAACTGGAAAAATATATGAGAAAAAGATATTTTCCATTTATGAAAATGACGAAAATTATAAGAAATTGAACTCGACGTTAAATGTGTGTGGAGAGGCATTATTAATAATGAGAAGCGGCTATGAAAACCACATAAAATATGATAAAGACTCCGAGGGTATATTTAATAAATTATCGAGTGATATGTTGGATTTGTATAAAGGCGTATTATTGGATGCTGAGGTAGGCAAATATAAAATTCAGAATTCGACCAATACGGTACCACCCGATAAGTGGTCTAAAGAGATAGAGCCCGTTGTCCAACAACAGCTCGATTATATCAAACAACAACTAAAAGACAAAGTATGGGAACATTACCCCCCTAGGTCTGAGGAACAACCGCAATCGAGTGAATCTATTAGGCCTGCGAATGATGAAGGACTTAAAAGTCCGCTTCTGGGACGACGGACTCTGGAGGAGGATGTTTGATTTTTAGAATAATACACGCAGACACATCAAAAATTATATAAACAATCCTATGTGGATATAATGTAAAAAGGCAATCCTCCGCCACCGAATGTCATCTCTCGTATCCCAAGAAAACACGGGGCGTTGGCCCGCCAACCAGCCTCCGCACGCCCTGACGGGCGGGCTTTACCGTAAATTATATAAACACATAGTGGTATACATAATTTAATAACATATGTCATCTCTCGTATCCCAAGAAAACAAGGAACTTCTCTGGTCGTTATTGGCGGAAGAAGGGCTCTTCGACGGCATCCCCGAAAATGTAACTCCCGAAGAAATCAAACACGTGTTCGAGAGAATCCTCAAAAATCTCTCGGCAACGATTCCGTCGCTTCACGCCGCCAAGCTGAAAGAACTACATCAAGCAAAGCGCCACGCCATCGCCGAAGAGGACTACGACGCCGCGAAGAAACTCCGCGCCACTATCGACGAAATGGATGCGCCACTCGCGCGATTAGAGAAACTGGAGGCGCGCAAGGTCCTCGCAATCCAGGCGGAGGATTATGAAGCAGCTAAGCAAATTAAAATGGAGATAGACCGGATTCGTGCCGCCTCGTTTTCTCTCAAAGAACTGAATAAGATTGCGATTGAATCTCTCGCCGTGAATATTCCGAAACTCGCGAGAGATATCAGCGCGTTGAAAACGCAAGGGACTGCGCCTCCGTCGTCTCACCGGGGGGGATTTCCGCACACCAATACTAATACTAATACTAATACCCCCGCACATCACGCGAACCCGAAAGAAATCTATAACGCTGAGGACTTCCAATATCAAAAGCGCCAGGAAGTCGAAATGAAGATGCGAGAGAAAGAGGCGGAGATGCGGTCATATTTTGAAGTTCCACGGCCAAAAGATATAGACTTTTCTGATATTCCGAGAGATGGTCGGCCGGTAATGCGTTTGAAGGCGGCGCCTGATGCGCGGGGGCGGCGGCGGGACGACGACGGCGACGATGACGGCGACAGCCCTCTCGCAGCCGATGGAGATGATATGGAAAAACTAATCGCCGAGAGAATTGCGGCACGTCAACGGGACATGGACGAAATCACCGAGAGAATAAAAGTGTCGATGCCGCCAGAAGAGCGGCGTAGGCAGCCGCAGCAGTCGCCTGCTGAATATAACCCAAATGACATCACACCAACTGCGATACCTGCTACGACAACACCACCCCCCGCATTACAAAGTATGGATACGCGCAAGGTACCTGAAGATATGCGCAAGGTACCTGAAGATATGCGCAAGGTACCTGAAGATATGCGCAAGGTCCGGTTTCAGGAAGAGGATACGGTCTTTCTGAAACTAAAAAGGAAGCCGATGATGGATGATGAACCATTCGCGTAAACATTACTGGTAATAATTATACCACAATATATGTAGTTATATAATGAGTTCAAAAAAGGTTTCAGTATTTTTAGTTCCACACGGTTCAATTGATGCGATATTTAAAGGACGACAACCGGAAGAATCAGTAGACACGGAATCAGAGCCAATAGGTCATACAATATATGATTTCAGTATTCATTGTGAAGTTTTACCAAAAAACACGAGATTGTGTATGCCAAACATTTTAGGAAAACCTTATTATGAAAACCGCGTTAATATGATTGGATTTATTAATAGTAAAATAAAGGAGTGGAATAGTCGTCCGCAGCCTGCCGCGGTTCCCGAGCCTGCCTCAAACGACCGGGCACGTTCCCGGTCACCAGAACCCAAAAAAGGTAGTTTTTCAGATTTTATTGCGGAGACGCTTACACGGTTTGAAGAAGTTGAAACCGCTGAAATGTTTGATTTAATGGTTGAATGTGATAAGAGAGATAGTGATGCTTACGATAAAGGACACAAATTGTCAATTTCCCAGAAAGAACTACGACGAGGCATATCCAAGGCAATAACGCAAAAGAAAGGAATCAAATGGGTAGAACTCGGTTGTTATATTCCTGAAAAACATTATAACCTAACCGAACGTCCAGGAGAAGATGTTTTAGTTGTTATTGAAGATGGTGGTATAAGAACCGTACGTAACGTTGTAGACTCAATAGGTTTAATTACTGGCAGAATAAATCTTGCGCAAGTAAATAAAAAGTTAAGAAATTTATTGAAACTGGAAGATACCGACGAAATATGTTTTTTTGATTTTGCTTGTAGTACATTTAATTTTAAAGACATTCCGGAATTAGAACTGTATTGGCCCAACCTATTATCTTATGTTTATCAAGATAATGACGATGGCAGCGCTACACTCATATATGGAACAATACCAAAAGCCCGATGTGAAGAAATGAACAGAGCAGAAATGTTTGGAGAAAAAGGAGTTAATGTTGGTGACTCGCCAACATCGGTATTAAGTCTTGGTTCTCAACTTGATTCGTTAAGTCAAGGTAGTCAAACTTCACTAGCAGCAAGTACGACACCGTTATTACACGTTAGAGTTCCAAAAGATGCAAACCCAACCATCAATTTTGGGCAAGTTGTTTTTGAAGCTGGTCGGGCATCTGGGGGTGTTGCGAGTGACGGTCCTGTTACTGGTCCACGCGGAGGTAAGCGTAAACATACGAAACGAAAGCGTAATCTAAAAAAAAGTTATCGCAAGAGACGTGTTGTAACAAGACGAAGAAGATATAGTAAAATGAATCGATAGCGGGTCCGGGACGGGACGGTCAATACTCGTCGCGCAAATATTTTTATCAAAGAATTACAAAGTATGGATACGCGCAAGGTACCTGAAGATATACGCAAGGTACCTGAAGATATACGCAAGGTACCTGAAGATATGCGGAAGGTCCGATTTCAGGAAGAGGATACGGTCTTTCTGAAACTAAAAAGGAAGCCGATGATGGATGAATAAAAATATCTGTAATCAAAAATAATCATATTATTATTATATAATAATATATACTACTAATACTTATGTCGAAAGCCGCTTCCTCTGAAAAAAGAATTGTATCCGCATTTATCGCATTACACGGAAATATTCGAGTGAATATTGCGGATTATCATCAACCAACACATACATTTTTATTCGATCTTGTTTGTAATAAAATACCCGGAAGGTATAATTTATATGCGCCTGATAATTTAGGAAGATTTTATACAGTAACTGACCCGAATACAGCTGATTATATTTCTAAAAAAATAGAAGAATGGGAAAAAAGCTTGTCAAAGGCTTCGGGTAAGGCGTCCCCGCGTTCACATTCAGCGTCCCCGCGTTCACGTTCAGCGACCTTTTCTGAATTCATCGCGGGCGACTTAACACATTTTGAACAAAAGGATAGTGAAGCCATATTCAAAGATATTGATGATATTTATGAAGATTCACATAAATACGACAAAGGAAAGATGCCGAAAGATACAAAGGAAGACACTAGTTATTTACATACGTCAGCATTAATAAAGAATGAAGTAAAATGGAAGAAACACGACTACTATATTACTGGAAAGCAATACATCGTATCGGATGATAAACGTCCTCCAGAGGCAAAGATAGACATTGGTAAAGAAATTATAGTGGTTATTGAAACAATTCATAGCGATGGAACGCGTTCAATCAAAAATCATAGGTTGAAATTAGAAAGTCTTCCAACCTTTTTCGGTATGTCTGGTATTGAGGAGGTAGCCAGTTGTTTAATAAGTGAATATTCACTAGACCCTACGGATGAAATCAATTTGTTTGATTTTACGTGTTCCGTTATAGGATTTCCAACACGGCTTTATGGTTTAGGTCAATATAATATGAATTTGTTATCTTCGAATCGTAATAAAGATGGTTCTGCCACACTCACTTTTGGAACAATATCAAAAAAGAGGTCATTTGAAGACGCGTTTCGCGATGACGGTGGTAATGATGATGGTTCGCCTAGTGCCGATTCTCCCTCTTCAATGAAAGTTAATACGCCAGGTTCAAGGCGTTCGTCATTGTCCAGTCCCAAAGACAGTCCCGCTGGTCATAAATCTCCTTATTCTCCAACAGTGTCGGGGGGTCCAACAATAGTAGTTAATGTTCCGGAAGCGTTGGTCTCATATGTTAGTTTTACAGGACACAGACACGGTGGTGGTCGCGTAAGACGCAAATATACACGCCGTAAGCAGTATACTAGAAAAACTCGACCCTAGCCTGCTCCACCGCCCCCGTCCTGGGGTCCGCCGGTATTATCGTGCGCCGCCCTCTCTCCACCAAATTCCCCATCTTATATAGTTCCATGTCATAAATGATATGCGTGTCGGGATCTTCCGCATATTCTTTTCCAGACACCACCAATTTACGCAATCGAATCTTTTTCTCGCTTTCGTTCAATTTCCGCGTCTTATCATCCACCTCTCCCGCAATATTGGGCTGGTATGCGAGTTTTTCTTCATCCGCCCCCACACCAAACGAGTAGCAGTTCAGACGCTCCTTACTATCGGCATTCGCGTGAATCATACAATCAAACGACGACTCCTTCACAGCCGTCAATATCTGGCGTGTAACCCGTTCCTTGATATTGGATATCTCGTAAAGCGACTGGTCGGTACTCATCGGCGTCGTCCCGTCCGTCTTGCTCTTGTCTTGCATCCGAATATTCAGCGACTCGTCGTTGTCCGACGCCATTTGACGCGCGGTAAATCGCATCAAATAAAGAAACACATCCACTGTTCGCAGTTCTTCCGGTAAGTCAATATGGCTACAAATACGACGAGCGCGGCCAATAATCTGTTCCGTGCGCACCGGGTGCCAGTAAGGCTCCGTGATATGAACATAGCGCACATTACGCAGATTAATACCCTCCGCACCCGACGCGGTAATCATCAGAATCTTAATCACCTCACCATACATATTATTCGTGAAACGTGTCGACAGTTGTTCGACGATAGACTTGGGCACATTCTTCCATTTGCTATTGAAGATATTGCGGATGATTTCCTTCTCCTCCGCCGTTTCTGTGCCTGTATACAGCGCGAAACACGGGCGTTCTTGTTCTTCAGGTGTCATATCGATAGTCCAGTCTCCGGTGGATGACTTATGTATTTTGAATTGAGAGAATCCGTTTGCTTCCAATATGAGTTTAATAATACCGATACCTTCTAATGTGCGGAACTGGCTATAGACAAGATGGAGGCCGACGTGTTGTTTATCCAGGATATTGTGTAATAAATGGAGGAATTTGGGGCTATACGTCGCGAGTTCTTCGGGAATCAGGAAACTGCCTGCGCTTACTTTAAGGTCGCGAATCGCTTTCGTAATCGCGGCTTGGTATTGCGCGACATATTCTTTTTTACCACTGCTCGCTGCCGGTGGTGGTGTTGATTTCTTACCTGCCATCACCGCAGCCACTGCGTCAGAGTGTTCGCCTGTAATCACCATTTCGGAGTCATCTTCGTCGCTGTCATCGCCGCCGCCGGCGTCACCGTCCAACATTCCCTCGTCCATTGCGGCGACCCCTTCTTCACCTCCCGCCGCCGCCGCCGCCGCAGCGCCTTTCGGTTTACGCCCGCGTTTCGGCGCGCCCGTGCCCGCACCCGCACCCGTGCCCCCCGTTTCCATCGCCCTCGCAATTCGCGCAGCCAACATTTCCGCAGTCTCGTGGGCATCGCCCATCACACCCGCATCCGGCGCACTTCCCATTGCGGCGGATTTCTCTAATTCACTCGCAGCAGTTACATCATCGCCCGGGAGGGGTCGGCGAATCGATGGCGGGAAAACAAAATTACAAAAAGCGCGGGAAAAAATACGATACGTGGACGAAACATCGTCGTAGATACCGTCGCCGTCGCCGCTCTTCTTGCCCGCCGTCGCCGCTGCGCCACGTTTCTTCGCCTTCTTCTTCATATCGGATTCCTGTTTGCGTTCCAGGTCGCGCACTCGCGAGTAAATCGCGAACTGATAATCGCTCATTTCAACTTCAACCAAATGAAAATTCGTTGCGGAGTCATATATCGGCAATAATTTTTCCTGGGCGCTGCGGAAATACGAAGTAAGACCCAGAATACGACGAATGAAGAGATCGCGGTTCTTGAATTCTAATGTCGCAGGGTCAATAAAAAACCCGTTGAATTCATCCAATTTATCTGGGAGAGCGGTAAAGGGGGCTTGTTTGTTTGTAGATGCGGATATCACCGAGATTCCATTCTCGCGCAGTTTCTGGACGATGGCGCGTTCAAATGCGGCGTCCGAGAGAAGACCGTTTTCGGTAGATGTCGTATCCACGACTGCGATACTCGCTGCGCCCTCTCCCCCCGCCGCCGCCGCCGTCGACGCCGTAGGGTCACCCCGTCGAATAACCCCCCGATATTTCGAGCTCACGGCATCATAATCGCGGACAAACCCAAACGGATTCCGCGTAATTGTTAATTTTTTGGTGCGGGTATTATAGTCCATATAGTCAAATGAAAGGCCGATTCCCTTTGCGAAACCGGCACCCGACCCCTTCGCCCGACCTGATGTCGCCACCGGACCCGCGAGACCAAACATCGTCTTAAATGAATCCAGGGTTAGACGGCCACTGCTGCTGCTGCTGCCCGCGGCGCCTGCGCCCGCTCCGCCTTCGCTGACCGTGAAGACCCAGTTATCAATATTGCCGCGGAGGATATTAAACAACACCGCAATTTCATTCGGATAGTTAATAATAGGTGTTCCCGTCAATAAAACAACTTTCGCGTTTTGCGCCGACAACAAAAAGTTGTATAAGCGATACGCCATCGAGGTCGCACGTTTCAGTTTATTCACGATACGACTTACAAAGTTGTGCGCCTCGTCAATCACAATGACCGCATTATCAAACGGATTGCGCGTATACCCGTCCGTCATACTTTTTAATTTCTCGGCACGAAGACCGTTGTAATTAATAAAGTCGTATTTGGTGTTAATCATTTCGTCGATTTGGCGGTCCACGCGCACACGCTGACTCGGAGTGAGTTCCGTTTCATAATTACTGGGTTTGGTCACATTTACCATCCACGCACCCCCATTTGCGCGGACGAATTTATCATCGGGGAACATCAGGATTTGCGATAATACGTGCGTGAGTTCGGCGTTGCCACGAGATTCAATAAACTCCCAATACTGATTCTTCTTATACATCAAGTCACCGCATTTTGACTTCATTTCTTCAATGTAGTTCATACGAAGCGACGCGGGAGTCATCACGATAATACGCTTAAATGTCTTCAGGCCCTCTGCGATGGCGATGGAGGAGCAAGTTTTGCCACTACCAAGTCCGTGGAAGAGAAGAAGACCGCGGTAAGGTGAATAAATATTCAGGTAGTCGCGGACGATTTTCTGGTGGGTGAGGAGTGCGACAGATGCGGAGTCATCACCGCCATAAAGCGACTCGCACGATATGTCGTGTTCGCCTGAAGTGAGTTCGTCGCGATACGGGCGGAACAGCGCATTAATATATTGGATGAATTTGGCGCGATTATTCATATAAAACTCGGATGCTTGGACTTGCGGAAGTGGGCGCGGGGCGGGGAGTCGCGTTGTGACGATGGTATCACCCACTTTATATGCTGCGATATTCACCGTAGAATCTTCGCGTTCCTTGATTTTCTTGACGGCGGCTTTTACGCCAACAGTGGCGGCGCTTACAGAACCGGACGCGGCGACGGCGGCGCCTTTTGGCTTTGGACGGATAACACGTTTCTTCGGGGCGACACCCTCCTCCGCCTCCGCGGCGGCGCCTGTGGCTGGCGCCTCCTCCACGGCCGCAGGCCGTATCTCTTCAAAATCCTCTGGCTCATTTGCCTCTGCGATTGCCAAGGCGGCCGACGCTTTCGTCTGTTTGACAACTTCGTCGGATGGTAAAATCGCGCGCTTTTGTAATTTCACAACGGCTGGCGCTGTCGCCGCCTCTCCCTCTTCTCCCTCTCCCTCTCCCTCTGCCTCCACCTCCACCGCCATCGCAGGTTGACCCGATACGAACTTATTAGAAAAAGAAGGAGGTTGTAACGGAATCACACCAGGGCCTGTGCGCGCCCCCCTTATTTTTGCCATAATTGCGTTTCGGTCAAAATCTACAGTATGTCTTTTATCAACAACAAAAACTCCCGCCTCCGCCGGCGCTTCTACGCTGCCTGCCTCCACGCCGCCCGCCTCCGCCTCCACGCCCTCCACCGGCAATTCCGCCTCTTTTTCACGAAGGGTTGGTTCATTTCCGGTGACATTTCGCGGCTTCTTTACTAGGTTACGGGGTAATTTACGAGAAAAATGGATAACAACGCCTTCTTCCGCCGACGACGATGCCCGCAATACCGGGCGTTGCTTCAAATTCGTTAAAACACTCATATTGCCGGCAATATTACTAACATATACCATTATATTTATTTCGCAATCCGCGCGATTTGTTTAATCGCCATTTCACACGTGATTTGCTCGGCCTTCTTCTTGATTTTATGCGTAGCGCGCGCAAAGAAGATGAACGCTTTCCCGCCCTTCTCATCGCAAATCCGATGAACACCCGCAAATCCATCCACCAACGAGTCAAATCGAATCGCCGCCGATGGCTGCGCAATGACCTCGTGTAACGGTTGTCCTAAACATAAATACAACCCCATTTCATACCCACCCTCCGTGTCCCGCGACAATTCGATATAGTCTGGCGTCGTCTTAAACTCCTTCTGAATCTTCACCTGAAGAATGTTCTTGTAATTGTCGTCATTTTTGATGAGGTTCGTCCAGTCAATGTGTCGCTCAAACACTGCCTCAATGAAGATTTTCGCGATTTGGAATCCTGGCCCACACGTAAACACCTTCTCAAACCACTTATCGTCATCGTGAATCGATACGCGGTTGAAATCCAGAAACAGTGCGCCAATAAACGCTTCAAACAAGCACCCCAATTTCTTCAGATTGGTTCTCGTCTTCTTTTCCTCCGAGTGTTTAGAAATAATGAACCACCGATGAAGTCCCATCTCTAGCGCGAATTTGCCGATGGTTTCATTTTTGACGATGGCGATTTTCTTCTCGGTCATAAACCCCTCATTCTCTTTAGGAAAACGGCAGTAGAGGTAGTATTTCGTGATACATTCGAGCACACCATCCCCGACGAATTCGAGGCGCTCGTTGGATTTCTGATGAAGCGGCATTGCGCCGTCGGGACGGTCCATAAATGTTATATTTTCTAGTTCATTTAGTGCTTTAGGGCGTTTGGTATAAGAACGGTGGACAAATGCGCGCCGATAGAGTTCAAAATTGTGGACTTGGGAAGGCACGCCGTATCGCGTAAGAATACCTTCCACGTCGGCCAAGGAGACCTCCACATTTTCAGTATTATACGGGTTGAAGACATAATGGTCGCCATCTACGCGTATAATGTCGTCGTCGTTGTATATATTCTTGCCGGTTCGCGAGCTTTCTCCTGCGGGCTCGCATTCGCCGTCCCCGCCGTCGGCGATATTTAGAAGTATATTCTCGTTTTCCGAACTATCTGCGTCTGAGCCACCGCCGCCACCGCCACCGCCACCGCCACCGCCACCGCCACCGCCACCGCCACCGCCACCGCCATTACGAAGACGAAACATTATGATGAAATACCGATGATATTGTATGAGCCATTGTATTTAAGCAAAATCCAATCAATTTTTTATATCGGTATTATTTATAATTCAGTATTACAAAATGACTAGAAAAACTGTTTCGATGAGAGCGTCAATGACGAACAAGGGCTGCCATTTCGGCAGTATGCCCGGTTCCGCCCCCAAGATTGGTCGTGGCAGCTGGACGTCAACGGCTTACCGCCAAAACGGTTTGACCTGCGACTGCTTGGCAAAGATTCGCTTCGCGACATGCGCCGAGCAGTATGCGTATTTGAAGGAGAAGAACCTTATCTTCAACTGCAAGCTTACGGGTGGTGTGGGTAGGCAGCCATTTGTCAAGAACTGTGCTCCGGCCAAGATTTAAACTTTATTTATTTATTTATTTATACAATAATTATATAACTAACGATAATTATGGTAAACAGCGGAGTTGCAAGACGTGTGCTCACGACAGGGTCTACGAACGGTATTCATACCGACACGAGAAATGGCGGCGGCGATAAGAAGGGCGGCGCACCCTCCTCTGGGACGGGCCAGATGCGTAGCTTCGCGATGCGAAATACCATCACCGAAACCGCGAAGAATAAGGACTTTGTATTTAAGTTCATCGAGAGATTGAGCCCGGCGCGTCATTCTGGTCCGAAGTTATAAGGGCGTGCTATAAGGGCATAAACACTTCATTATATGGTTATGTATTGACGCGATATAATGTTAATTAAAATAGACTGCCGAGAGAGAGAACTGCTGGAATGGATGACGCCGCCCGCCAGCGCCGCCGCCAGCGCCACCGCCACACCCCCAGCGGACCATTACCTAATGGATTTAGGGGATGGGATGATGATGAAGGTCCCGATTCCGACGACAAAGCGGAAATCTCTCGGCACGCCTACTTCCAAAACGATTCGGCCGCCTCTTCTCCACGAAATCAAATCTGAGAGATTACCTTTAGGCGATATTATTCTCCACGACCCGGGACAAGGACAAGGACAAGGACGCGATATCGTCCTTTTTGAAAGAAAGTCGCTGAACGACCTCGCCGCGAGTATCCAAGATGGGCGGTATAAAGAACAATCCTTCCGACTCATCGAAAATGCCACCGCCACGGGATTTCACACCCACAATATCGTATACATCATTGAGGGTGACCTGACACAATACGAAGCAAAGCGCAATAAAAACAACCGGATAACAAAGACGGCGCTTCTAAGCGCAATGGTGTCGCTTATGTATTATAAGGGGTTCTCGGTAGTCCGCACGATGAATTTAGGCGAAACAGCGGACTTTATTCTCCATTTTGCGGACAAGGTGGCGAAGGAGAGCGCCGATGGTGCGACCCCGGCGTATACGCACGCACACGCACACGCACCACCACCGCATCATAACGTGACGGACACGCACAACATCGCCGCCGCCGCCACAGCGCAATCATACAGCGAGGTCGCCGCCAAGAAAGAGAAGCGGGACTATATCACACGAGAGAATATAGGGGAGATTATGCTTTCACAGGTGCCGGGGGTGAGTCCGAAGGTAGCGTCAGCTATTCTTGCGAAATATGGCGGTTCTATTTACGAGTGTTTAGGAGATTTACATCGGAAAATCAACGATTATGAAGAGAGTCTGTCGCCGGAAATGTCGCCACCGTCGCCGGTTTTGGCATTGGCATTAGAATTAGCAGGGGCGACGGAGACTACGCGGACACAAGACGCACAGACGCAGGCACCAATGAATAAGAACAAACTGAAACACGTATCGGAGTGCTTTAAGGACGTGACGATGGACGGAAAACGGGGTATTGGAAAGGCGACGATAGAAAAGTTGACTTATTTTTTATCGTGATAGTGTAGTAGGTGGGTGTGATAATATAATAGAAATAAATGTCAAAAGCAAAAGTAAAAGCACTGACTGCAGGAATAAATACGGCCGGACGAGATACCAGTTTTCATACAAGAGAGTTCACTACAGAAGAAACTAATTTTTTTTTATACAGAACTGTGTTTTTATATGTATGTTTTGGAATTCCTGGAATAGAAAGAATGTTAGGGATTGATGATATACACCAGTTATTAGTTAAAACAGGCTATGGAATCAACGACGAACAAGTGAAGAAAATGATATGGGTGGTTTGTAATTTTAATCATTATTTAACTGAGATTAATGCTAATGATAAGTCTACTAACGCAGACTTTATACAATTATTGATAAGCCAGTATGAACTCCGTGAACGTATTGATACACGTACTTCTCAAGACATTGCGACATCAATCGCCACATTAGTTGTTAGAGTGTTTGTAGCATTCCAAATGCGTATTAATTTGGGTAATGTCGACCCGGAGTCGGGGGGGGCGCAAGTTGCGTCGAAAGTGGATGTAAATTTAATAAATATACGAGATGAATTAACTCGTGATTTGGCGATCGCTGCTGCTGATGAAGCGAAAGACAAAACAATACTTGTCAAATTAAATACACTAAATGATAAAATATATACAGCCGTGGGCAAAAAAATAGATGAGATTAATGAAGGTACAGACAAGCGACAATCTAGCCGAATTTTTTTATTAAACCGAGCAATTGGTCAAGCTGCCGAAAAAAGAAGAAATGAATTAGAGGAGGCCAAAAAGACCGCCCAGTTGGAGAAAGAAGCAAAAATACGTGTTGAGACCGATCGTTTACAAGATTGTATACGCAATTTCGGTCTATCAATTAAATTCATAAAAGCGATTCCAGCTGGTATTCATAAAGAGTTTCCAGTTTTTAAATTTGAACCTGCGAAATTTTACAAGTTACTTCCACAAGTATTAGCTAGATTAATATCCAGTATAAACAGCAGAATAGTATCGACAGAGATTAAACCTGGCCCGGGAACAGCAGAAACGCTGAAGTCTCTAGGATTACAAGACCCTAGTATTAAAGATGAAGATGATGATGAGCAAGGTGGTGGAAGTTCTATTGGGGCTAAAAGATTCGGTATAACTAAACGCAAAAAAAACAATAAAATACTACGAAGATTGAACAGTAAAAACAAAAAAAATCCGAGAAAAATTTTATATGGCGGTCGTGGGGGTGTACGTCATTTTGGTGAACATGCACAACCCATTCCGCAATGTGATCATACCATTGGTAATTATCACGAATATGTCAATCCAACATGTTATATATGTGGCGAACCCTGGATTGAAGGTGTCCAGTCATCAATGGAATGTGAACATATATTGTGTGTTATTCACGGGATTGAATATTATGGGTTATTACAAAGCGTGTATTTATCTGCTGACCATAAGAATTTTTTATCTATTTTATATGCGTGGGCGCATCGTTGTTGTAATCAAAGAAAAAGAAATATAGCATTTATTAGAAAAAATCCAAATCAAGAACCGGCAGCGAGAGGCAACTATTTTGTTCCAGATGATGTGAATATACGCGAATTATTATCAGATATATTTACGCTATCAAATTATCCCGATAATAGTCCCAATAGTTCATTTGATTGTAGTAAAATTTTAAAAAAAAAAGGTAAAGATAATAAAAAACAATTCGTGGATAAAAGAACTGCTGTAGTAACTAGTTATGTTACACCATTAGTTGCTTGTGTAAATACTGTATTTACGGGGTTGTTTGAAGCAAATATGGTGTTATTTAATGCGATTGGTTGTCTCAAAATAATAGCCGAAATGTCTATTTACTTAACCGCTGGTAGAACAAAAGATCTCAATTTACAACTTGAGTTGAATAAAACAGAATTGTTTATGAATGACGTAGTATTTCCAAATTGTCGGCAACAACTAGGCGCAGGAGCAGGAGGAGGACGACGAATCATTCACGATAAAAAAACAAGAAAATCGTTGCGTCGTAAAATACAAAGCGGTGGAGCACCGAACGACATCATTGATGCTATTAGTGGATTGTTGGCACAAGAAGAATACGACCAACAAATACGTGATTTTAAAAACGATGTTGATGTAGTTGTTAATCATATAACAAACCCAAGTAGTAGTAGAGTATTGAGTAATATGTTGAACGTTCAGTTTCCCGGTCCGCCATCACCCTCTGTTCTACTATCATCATCACCTCCGCAACTCGGCACGGGTCTCACACGAACAGACTCAGATAAGATAGATGCGATATTGTTTATTTTATTTGTTTTAAATCATTCTCGTAATCCTACAGTTTTGTTCGATTTATTTTTAGATTTAAAAGAGCCGGATCGTATAGTAAGAGAACAAACAGAGCTTTACGACGCGCAAGATGAACGGGGAGTTGCCCAACCGGTTGACGTTCGCGGTAATATTACTAAGTCACTTGCGGCGTATCAAGCTAAACGCCAAGTAAATAAAACCGCTTTTATAACGATATGTACTCGTGTCTTTGGTAAACCCTACACTATGAACAGCATAACTAGTTTCTTGTATGCTTGCGATATGATGCCTAGTTTTATAGGGGTTGTTATGTTTTGCGAACGCCAAAGAGAATTTATTCATAAAAAGGACCACTTAATACATATAATTCAGACATATCTGAGTGATATTCGTAGTCCAAGGTTTCATGATAATGTTTTTTCTACGCTTCAACTTTTTAAAACTAATATAGACACCTTCCTACAAACGCTTACATTCAATGGCAATTTATTTGCCAGCACTGTTGCCCCCGAAACACCACTAGACCATTTGGTAAACGCTTGTTTTCATTTAAAACAGATGGTTGTTTCATCTGTTGTTGTTTCATCTGTTGTTGATTCATCTGTTGTTGATCCATCTGTTGTTGATCCATCTGTTGTTGATCCATCTGTTGTTGTTCCATCTGTTGTTGATAAAATGTCGCACGAGTTGCTTCGCGCGTGTTTTTTATTTCCGTCTTGTTTTGATGAAGACATTTTTTCACAATTCGGACCGTGTGCTGCTTATAGTGGTGGTGTATTAGAAGTTCATCATTTTCAAGATGCGTTGGGGTGTGTTGCGTCTGCTAAGACAATGTGTGCTAGGATATTAATAGAAGAACTAACGGTTACTCCTTCAAAACATTCTTCCGATGAACAAAGGGTAGCATTAGAGTTATTTTACGGCTTTTTTGACGCGAAGGACCAAGAAATTTTATCAGGTAGGTACACACAGCCACCGCTACCAAGACCAGCTATTCTATCATCGTCTAGTGTCGGAAGTGGTCTGGCAACGCATCAGACTAGTAACATAGTAGAAACAATAAATGATGCTATTCAAAATTTCGGTAAAAATAAAAAAAACGACGAAAAAAAATTTGTTTATATTATTATTGGTATGAATTGGGAAAACGGCGGGTTAGTTCAGGGCGAGATTCCTACGACGGATGCGTCAAATAAATATATTCGGGACCAATTATTAGCGAATCAAACGCAAAGTGCACATATGTTAGCTAGATATTTGCGTGAGAAAGGGAACACTAAAACACATGAAGAGCTAGTTGAAATGATTAGTGTGTTGTTCCAAATAATCGAATCTAAACTTCCACAGCAAAAAGCGAAACGTTATATTGATGGCGACCCAGCAACAGTACAAAAAAAACCATCTGAAAACCCATCCGGTTCAAGATATCTATCGTCGGGCGAACAATCTTCTGGTTTAATATTTCCGAGCTACGATGAACATGATTCACAATATGTTGTCGTTGACAGAATAAACAATTTTGTTCGTCTGTTACTTGATCAACGACCAAATCCAGATAGTCAGGAAGAAATACTATTATTCAGACAAATTGAGGGTCGCATAAAAGTTTTAATGGATCGTTTTAATAGGTTCACTTCCGCGAACCCACTTACCCAAGATAACCTGATTGATTATTTAACTCAAGTTATAGCTTTATTATTACCGCAACCATCAGCACCACCATCACCATCATCGGAAACGTCACAAGGAAATTCACCGCCACGACATGAAAGACAACCAGTAGATATTGCCAGTGAGATTCTTAATACCTACCATTATTTTCAGGATGAAAGTTTTGAAGACGACGATATAAATGTCGTATACAATTATATTATGAACCCGGGTTGGAATAATCTAAAATATAACATTAATATAAGTAGACCTCAGGAGGCGAGGAAGCTTGAAGGTGGAAGTTCACCCCACAACACCAAACGACAACATCGTAAAAAACAAAAAATCAAATCAAGAAGAAAAAATAAATATAATACAACGAAAACCAGAAAAAATAGAAGTTCATAAAATAACAAAAATACAATGAACTTGTAAATAAACCACCAATAAAATAATCTAATACTAATTCAGTAATATATTATTTATTTATTCCATTCCATAAATGAACGCAATCATTCCAACCCCTAATGACCAAACCACCGACACCCTCGCCAAATACGTAGTTTTAGGCATATTCCTCATTCTCGCTCTCGTCGCCATCCAGTATATTTTCCGTAACCAGCTCGGAATGATTGAAGGTCTCGCGAACCGGAAATCCAAATCGTCCGATCCCCTTGAAGACGAAAATGACGGCGATATCATCACCATCGCCAAGCGTCAGGAAGAGCTTACAACGAAGACGCAGAAGTCGCTGAATATGGATTCGCATTACACCCATTACAACAAAATCATCGATAATATGGACACGTGGGTCAACGCCAAAATCGTGAATTCTCTCAAGAACGTCTCTCGGGAAGTCCACGGGGAAGGAAAAATGGAAGATATCATTCGGCATATGAACGAATTGAACACGATGAATAAATTCAAAGTGACGCTGGAGGAGTGTGCGAGGTATATCGATTCCTCGTGAAAAGGTCGTTGCGCGCCGTCGCGACGGAGTCGCTCAGGTGCTCCACTCCTTTTCACTCGGGTTTCTCTCTCGTCCATTATTCCGCTTCACTCCGTTACGCTCCATAACTCCCTCGTTCGTATCTTTCGCTATTGTGTTCCTCAGTCCTACGTCGGGTTCATTAAGCGAAGCCTGAGCGACGAAGTAATGGAACGACCGATCGGCTCTGTTGCGAGGAAGCGCAATTACGTAGGAGAGAAGGATACATAATATCAATTTATGTGAATTATTATGTATCAATTTTGTCGCTTCACACACACATACCGAGTTTACGCCGTTCTACGCGCCCTCCCTATTTCCACATCCTTCCCCCGCCCCCGCGTCACCGCATCCCCCGTATATCTCGCGCTCCTATATTTCTCGTTCGCCGCCGGCACCTTCATCGGCACCATCGCAGAAGTATCTGACCGCGCGGCATCAGGGCGTGTCCTGTCCACGTATACACCCGACGCAACCGCCGATTCAGAGTAGCGAATACCGCCCCAGTTCGCATCCATCGGGTTGTCGCTATATTTCGACGTGATTTCCTTCTCGCGAAATGCCGCATCCTGTGGCGTATAATCCCCCATATTGAAATTCAGCGGGTCAAACCCGTCATACATCTGGTTATTGAACGGCGGATTATCGCGGGAAGCATCCATCATTTGGACGAGTGCGGCGGGTGCGGGGGAATAAGGCATATTTGGCGACAGTCCGCCTTGTAAATCCGTCGGGGAAGGCCGCATCTTGTATACGGCGTTGCCTTGCGCGTCATACGAAAACTGTAAGAACAAAACGGGGCAACGAATACCGCGGCCCTGTAACCAGTCCATAAACTCTGAATAATCGTCTAAACTCTTAAACCGGATAGGGTTGACACCTGGGACTTTCTCCACTTTTGAATTGTAGAGGAAGATTTCACTGCCGTGTTGAATCAAAATATTCGGGCATCGGTCGGTATTCGCGGTAGCGACGTCGCCACCGACGCCGCCATCAAACCCTTCCACATCGTCACCGCTACTCACCACCTGTGTCGCCGCCGCAGTCGTTTTCCGCAATTTTTGCGCTTCTTGTGCGTCGGGTTCGATACTCACAAACCCCTCCGGAAGAGTAGCTTTCGATGGCGTCCTTGATGTGATATATGCGCCCAACAAGAAGAACGCAATAATTATAACAGGTAAAACCCTCTGTACTTTGACGATTCCCGCCAATATAGTCGCCTCTTTCATCAACATCGCAGCGTTTTCGCCGATGTATTTCATAATGGATTTCATTAATGTATATACTACGAGGATAATAATAATCCAGTATAATATTATCCCAGTGATAATATTATCCCAGTGTAATACAAGAAACAATGATTGAAATCATCGACGTCAAAAAGCGCAAACACCTCAATAAATTAAATGCCGCCGCAAAACAAGCACACGACCACCCCGATACGCACGGCCTCCTCGTGAAAATATACGCCGACTGGTGCGGGCATTGTCGGGATATGACGGACGATTGGAATCGTCTCACCGAAGAACTTAAAGCCGATTATAAATGTAAAAAGCCGGGTTGTGTGCTTACCATCGCGAATATCCGCGCCAAGAATTTAAAACCAAATGACTCCATTATTCAAAACATCAAATACATACCTAAAGATATTAATAGCATTCCGACGATTATGTATGTTTCCAAAGGAGTGCGAGGTTTAGAATATTCGAATGAACGCGTTTATTCGGAAATGTTGAAGTGGGTTGTCGCCCACCCTGATTTCGGATTGGTACGTAAGGACGCGGCGGAGTCGGCGGAGGCGGCGGAGGCTTCAGATTCGCATAAACATATATTGCGCGGTATCACGAAAAAAGCACGAATCAAATTCAAAGAGTTTCACCGCGGAACATTGAAACAGTTTCATAAGGAGATGCGGCGGCAGCATAAGAAAAGTGTAAAGACGCGAATGGCGACACCGGTTGCCACACGGCATCATCGGATGATTCCGGCGTATTTACGCGAAGCATAATAATAATCATATGCGATACGTATGTCATATATTTTTATCTAAATAAATAGTATAATACTACCCACCTAGGCAAGAATGCTGACACAATGCCCGATGGCAACGTTTATATTGATATTGGTGATTATATCTATTTTATTCGACTCGTATACTATTTTTGGTCTGGGAATACTTGAACCTAAAAATAATGTCATCCTAGTCATCACCTTTTTCATTATTATATTATATTCCGTTTTTATGATGTGGTTGGCAAATAAAACGTGCTACAATTTTATATGGGTATCGTGGTTAATCGTCATATACGTCGTATTGAACATCATTATTTCAATCGTAGTAATAATAGACCCAAAAGCCCGGGAAGAAGCGAGAAATGAATTTAAACTTATCGAAAAACAGTACCAATAACAATTTTTTATTATCCTATAATATAAGCGCCCTCACAATGCTATCCAACTTCGCAGTTTGCCCACTGGCATCGGTCATTTTGACCTTGGTTATTGTGATCAATATATTGGATATCTATCTCGTCGGATTCCAATTCGCGATTATAGCAACAAATCTCTTGATTTCCGTATTCTTCGTGTGGTTGTCAAATAAGACGTGTGACAGGTATCAGTGGGTGTCCTGGTTGATTACGGCTTACTTCGTGATATGTATCATTGGCGCTATCGCAATCATATCTAACCCAGCGCTGCTCAACCAAAAGGGTATGGAAGAAATCAAAAAGAAGACCGATGAAGCCGGGCGCGTTAAGGCCTAAACACGGACTCACGCGTTAACACGTTCCGTCGTCGTAGTCGTCGTCGACGTCGACAGTTTTAGCGAGAATTCGATTTTCACACGTCGCATAAGCAAATACCATCCAATAATATTCACGAGGATGAGGGCTGCCCTGTAATCCATCGAAAGAACCGTATTTAGAAGAACACTGATATAATTGGTTATTCCCATATACCCAATTATATTCCGTAACAAGTTGTATACCATAAAGACCGCCCAAATATATAACGGAGATACTTCCATTCGCTCACACACACAGACACACAGACGCTTGTATCGTAATAAGCTCTATTATTATCATTCAATTTTATGCCGGTAAAATTGAAATAAAGAATACAGGAAAGGATAAACAACACAAATGAGAAAATTCAAGATAGTCAAGAAGCCCGTCGCACCCGTCGTCGTCGCCGTGCCCGCACCCGATCCCTCCTTATCATTCCGTCTCATCGATTTTCACGTATACGACTGCGTCCCAGATACAAATACGCATTCATCCGCATCAGAAAATAGTGGCGCCGATGAAGACTCCGCCTCGGTTGCGTCGGCTGGTAGCAACAGTGACGGAGGAGGCGGCGGCGCGCGACGAGGCGGGAACGGCGGCTTCGCCGCGACAGACACCAACGAATTCCGCATCCAGATGTTCGGCATCAACGAAGAAGGCAAAACCTGCTCCATCTTCGTGGACGATTACCACCCCTTCTTCTACGTCAAGGTCGCAGACCACTGGACCAACGCCACCAAATCCGCATTCATCCGCGACATCAAAAAGAACTTAAAGAGCCGATACTACGAAAACAGTATTCTTGCTGACAAATGCGAAATCGTGGAGAAGCGCAAGCTTTACGGGTTTGACGGGGGAAAGAATCACAAATTCGTCCTCATTGTGTTTAAGAACACGACCGTGATGAACCGCGTGAAGAACTTGTGGTATTGTGACATTATGACCGCGCGAGACGGGAAGACGCGTATACTGAAACCTGACGGCTACGTCTTCGCGAATACGCACACGACCATCTACGAGGCCAATATTCCGCCCGTGCTGCGTTTCTTCCATATCCAGAAAATCAGCCCCTCTGGCTGGGTAACCTTCTCCACGAAGAAGACGCGGCTTATCGAGAAATATACGACGACGTGTCAATACGAATACCGTCTGTCATTTGAAGACATCATCCCCCAAAATGAGAAAGAGACGGTTGTGCCCTACAAAATATGTAGTTTTGATATTGAAGCCAGTAGCAGTCACGGCGATTTCCCGATTCCTGTGAAGTCGTATAAAAAACTTGCGGCGAATATTGTCGACGCAGCGAATATTGTCGACGCAGCGAATATTGTCGACGCGGTGCTGGCGAAGCATGCCGGTTCGGACGAAATAACCGAAGATGACCTAACACATATTATTTACACCGCATTTCAGTATTCATATCAAGGTCGCAGTCCCTACCCGAATATAGATAGAATCTACCCGAAACGACGTCCGAAAGAGGCGGATATGGTGCGATTATGCCGTCTTGTATGTTCCAAGGAGCTCCGGCATCTTATCAAGCAGGAGGTCGTAGCACAAGAAAATACGATAGAGCAGATATTCCTTCAAATGGCGGCGACAGCGAAAGAGGAAGCTGCGGCTGCGGCGGAAAAGAACGGCGGCGACGATGACAGCGACGATGACGGCGACGGCAACGATAACGACAAGGTGGGTGGTGACATAGACGAAACGATACCGTCATCAAGAGGAGGCCGAATGGCCGCCTCCGCCGCCTCCGCACCCGACCTCTCCGTCAAACTCACCGCACTCCTAAACAATCCGAAACACTCCCGCGAGACCAAAATAACAATTGTGAGCGATACACTGGGGTCCATCTTCCCCAAAGTCGAAGGCGACAAAGTCACATTTATCGGCTCAACATTCGTCAAATACGGCCAAAACGGCAACCGCCCCTACCTCAATCACTGTATCGCCTTGGATACGTGCGACAAGCTAGACGACGAAGTCCCGAATTCGGAGATTGAATCGTATACTACCGAGGCGGATGTATTGCTCGCGTGGACGCGCCTTATCCAGAAAGAGAACCCGGATATTATTATCGGGTATAACATCTTCGGTTTTGATTATCAGTTTATGTTTCGACGCGCGGTAGAGACGGGGTGTTATGAAGAGTTCCTGAAACTGTCGCGCAACCGAGGCGAACTGTGCGCGAATGCGGGAAGCGGCGGCTACGTCAACCCAAATACCGAAATAACCGCCGATAATGTCGCAATAGAGCAAACCAAAATCGCCCTCGCCAGCGGGCAATACGACCTCCATTTCATCAAAATGACGGGACGTCTCCAAGTGGATGTATACAATTACTTGCGCCGCGATTTCAACCTCTCGTCATATAAATTAGACGACGTCTCTAGTTATTTCATAGGCGACGCCGTGAAGAGCGTAGAATACGACCCCGCCACAGATACGACCCGTATCTCCTCTGGGAATTTACTCGGACTTGAAACAGGAAACTATGTCAAGTTCGAACAGACGAATCATTCCACGGACGTATACAAAGAGGGGCATAAGTTCAAGGTCATCGCCGTCGCCGCGGGCGGGAATTTCACCGTCAACGGATGCGCGACCCCCGATATGAAAACAATGGTGCGCTGGGGACTCGCCAAAGACGATGTATCACCGCAAGACATTTTCCGGATGACAAATGAAGGCCCACGCGAACGCGCAGTCATCGCGAAATACTGTATTCAGGATTGTAATCTGGTCCACCATCTGATGAACAAAATCGACATCCTCACCGGTTATACGGAGATGGCGAAAATCTGTAGTGTCCCCATCAGTTTCCTCGTAATGCGCGGTCAAGGCATCAAACTCACGAGTTATGTCGCGATGAAGTGCCGTGAGATGAATACGCTGATGCCCGTAATAGACAAAGACCGCAGTGAGTCGGGATATGAAGGCGCGATTGTCCTCCCACCGAAATGCGGTCTTTACCTCGATAATCCGGTCGCGTGTAATGATTATTCGTCGCTGTATCCGTCATCGATGATTAGCGAGAATCTGTCACACGACAGCAAAGTATGGACGAAGGAATACGACCTCGACGGCGAGCTTATCCGCGAGACGGGGGAGCTTGAATACGATAACCTCCCCGGGTATAAATATGTGGACATCACCTATGATACATATAAATGGACGCGCCCCAAATCCGCGACGAAGACGGCCGCAGCCGCCGTGAAAGTGAAATGCGGGACGAAAGTGTGCCGATTCGCGCAATTCCCGGAAGGCGAGAAGGGAATTATGCCCGCCATTCTGGAAGAACTCCTGACCGCGCGTAAAACCACGCGGAAACTCGCGGAAAAGCAGACCGACGCATTTATGGCGAATATCCTGGATAAACGCCAGCTTGGTTATAAGGTGACCGCGAACTCATTATACGGTCAGTGTGGCGCAAAGACGAGCACATTCTATGAAGTGGATGTCGCCGCATCTACGACGGCTACGGGCCGCAAACTCCTCACATACGCGCGCCGTGTCGTGGAAGAAGCATACGGTGATATCCTCCTCCCGACATCGCATCCCAAATACCCCGTCGTCCATTCCAAGGCGGAGTATATCTATGGTGATACGGATAGTGTGTTCTTCACGTTTAATCTTGCCACACCCGAAGGCGACCCCATCCGCGGGAAGGACGCGATTGAAATCACGATAGAGCTCGCGAAGCAGGTCGGCGATTATTCGTCGAAGTTCTTGAAAGCGCCGCACGGGTGGGTCTATGAGAAAACGATTTGCCCCTTCGCACTCCTGCGTAAGAAGGGATATGTGGGTATCTACTACGAGCAAAACCCGAATAAGGGGAAATTGAAGAGTATGGGAATCGTATTGAAACGCCGCGACAATGCGCCGATTGTGAAGGAAATCTATGGCGGGATTATCGATATTCTGATGAAGGAGCAAAATGTAGACCGGGCTATCGCATTCCTGCGCGATAAACTCCAATATATGATAGACCAGAAATGCCCGATGGAGAAACTCATCATCACAAAATCACTGCGGTCGGATTATAAGAACCCGGCGCAAATCGCGCACAAAGTCTTGGCGGACCGTATGGGTGTGCGCGACCCAGGCAATAAACCGAATACAGGCGACCGCATTCCTTATGCGTATATCCACAATGACACCAAGGGCGCGCTTCAAGGCGACAAGATAGAGAATCCGGCGTATATCCAATCACAAAAACTCCAGTTGAATTATTCATTCTATATAACAAACCAGATTATGAAACCAGTCCAGCAATTATTCGCGCTTGTATTGGAGCAGTTACCGGCATTCCAGAAGAAGAAGGGTCGGTTCTTGGATGCGGTAGAGACGGTTGCTTCTACGATAGATGACCCGGTCAAGCGTGAGAAGAAAATAACCGATATGCGGCATAAAGAGGTGAAGGCGCTGTTATTTGATGAGTTCCTCGTAAAGGCGGATAATCTGAATAAAGGGAATCGCGCGATTACCGATTGGTTCCGCGGGGGCGGCAGACCGAAATAATACCATACCGTGGCCAATCACGGATAATTTTTAATCCACTTCCATTATGTCGTCGTCGTGATTGTCGTTATTGTTATTGTTATTGTTATTGTTATTGTTATTGTTATTGTTATTGTTATTGTTATTGTTACCCCTATATGCCGGTACTGCGGTCATTCCCGAAATCGTATTTACAATATCGCGATAAATCTGGTCATCGTTATAGTGTCCGGGTAAATCATAAGAAAATGTGACGTGGTTTTCATCTGCGCTATCGATTGACAGATTCGGGCGGACCGCCGCACGAGGGGCGGCGGCGGCGGGCACATCCTCTCGATACATCCGAATATCGCCCCGACACAGCGGACACGTAGAATGATGCGCAAACCATCCTCTCAAACTTGCGCGATTAAAGATGTGGTTACACCCTCGTATCATCGTGATTTCACTTTCGTCATTGAATTCATCACGCGAAATAGGACACGTAGCATTAACAGGGGACAGTATATTCGCAAAAACGGTGTTCAAGGTTGAGCGGGCGATTTGGTCATTGGTGGGTGGGCCTGCGGCGGCGATAGGCGGAGCAGCAGCGGCGCGACCTCCTCCAATAGGAACTGTATACAACATTGATAATAGATTGGAGATTTCTTGGTTGATTGGTGGTGGTATAGGATATATCTCGTTCCTGCTGCGTATAGGCGCTTGTCGCGGTTCGACATCTCGCGGATTATAATTCGTTTGTCGCACAATGGACCGGGATATATTCTCTCGTAATGTCTGTTCCATCCGCGTAAACATCGCGTTCCCATTTATAATATAATCATTGTATCGACGGACGAGTGACGTATATTCGTTCATATACATACGTTCATCCTCTACCGCGTAGTAATATTGGCGGGTGCGAAATCGTTCGTGATGGTTGTTGCCGGATGGGTCTCCTGAATTCATTATAGACGTCTAACAATACATAGTTACTTGGATTACTTTCTATATCTGTTTGGCGATACTAAATCACTTAAACATAAAAATACAATACTATCTAAAGACCATTCAAAGACTCGTGATGGACCCCCCTCGATTCCCCGATTTCGTAAATAAAGGCGTCACCGGGCTAACGAATCTAGGAAATACGTGTTTCGTTAATTCGTGCCTCCAGGCGCTCTCACATACCTATGAACTGAACCGATTCTTAAACGACGAAAAGTATAAGAAACGTCTTACGAAGAAGCCCGACGCGGTTCTTTTGAGCGAATGGGATAAACTGCGAACGCTGATGTGGAGCGAAAACTGTATCGTATCACCAGGCGGATTTATTGCGTCAATGAAGCAAATCGCGCGATTGAAGAACCAAGACATCTTCACGCAATACTCGCAAAATGACGTCCAGGAGTTCCTCGTATTTATGTTGGACTCATTTCATATGGCTCTATCGCGAGAGGTGAATATGACAATCACTGGCAATGTGAATAACGAGAAGGACCTTATCGGTCAAAAGTGTTACGAAATGATGCGGCAAATGTATACAAAGAATTATTCGGAAATGCTGAATTTATTCTACGGGATACAAATGTCGATGATTACTGAACTCATCACCGACGAGACTGGGGGGGCAGGCGCAGGCGCAGTCTTGAGTATATCTCCCGACCCATTTTCGATTATTTCATTATCCATTCCGCTGGTTGAAATACCCGGAACAGGGAAAACGCGTATTCCGACCCTGATGGACTGTTTTAGCCATTATTGCGCGGGTGAGGTGATGGATGGCGTGAATGCGTGGTATAATGAGAAAACTGGGAAATACCAGAACGTCCAACGCTCTATGATGTATTGGAGTCTTCCGAATATTATGATAATCGACTTGAAACGCGTCCAATATACCGAGAGGGGGGCCGCGAAGGTCACCATTCCGGTGGAAATACCCATTCGCGGTCTGAACTTGAGCTCATTTGTAAACGGGTATAAGCGCGAGAGTTATATCTATGACTTGTATGCGGTGTGTAACCATCACGGCAATGCGAGTGGAAGCGGGCATTATACCGCAACCATCTGTAGTGCGAGTAATGTGTGGTATTCATTTAACGATGAAACCGTGAAAGAAACGGAAATGAAGGGTGATTCTATCACAAGTAATGTGCCGTATTGTTTGTTTTATCGGAAGAGACAGGCACAGCCATCGGCACAGGCACAGCCATCGCCACCACCACCGCCGCCGCCACCGGTATTGGAATCATAAAGAGTTATTATACCACCAATATATAGTATTCATTCCATATTCTATTCCATTCATTCCATTCATTCCATTCATTCCATTCATTCCATTCAATGTCAGCAGCACAAGTATCCAATCCGTCGCCGTCGGCATCGCCATCGTCCTCGAGTATTGGTTTAAGCCAAGTAAGCGGTATTTTTGATTGGATGGACGGTAAAATGGAAGAATTCATTAATTTTCGCGTGATACTTCTTATCTGCGCCGTTATTTTTATGGCATATTTCGTAGTAAATGCTTTAGCCGGAGGCGGCTCTGAAAACGATACACGCGAAAACACATTATTCGCCAATGTTTCCATCATCGAGATATTCTTGTGGGCGATTTTCATCGTCATCGTTGTCCTCAACGGATTCCAGTATTTCTTTCATACAAATATTACGACCGAGATATCCAATCTGCTTTCAACCAAACCGCAAATCACAATCTCTCAAACGGTCCCTGGGGAACCGGCCAGCGCTGGCGACGCAACCGGAGACGGCGATTTAGGCGCTGGTCCATCTCTCAAAATGAGAAAACAAGTCTTCCATATTCCTGCTAGCGTATATGATTACGACAATGCGAAGGCGCTGTGCCAGGCGTACGGTGCCAAGCTCGCGAATACCGACCAGATGGAAGAAGCGCATAAATCCGGCGCGGAGTGGTGTTCGTATGGATGGTCGGATAACCAGATGATACTTTACCCTACACAGAAGTCTACGTGGGAAGAACTCCAGAAGAGCACGGACCCTGCGAAGAAGAACAGCTGTGGGCGACCGGGTATCAATGGCGGATATATGGATAATGCAAGTATGAAGGCGGGTGTAAATTGCTATGGCCCCAAACCAGAGATGAACCCTTCGTCATCCAAACTAATGTCGAGTATCCAGAATTACGAGTCTGGGAAGATGATAGACCCGCTTCACGAGGCACGAGTTCAGCAAATGAAGGGTAAAATCAACGAGGTCATCGTTGCGCCGTTTAATAAGGGGGCGTGGTCGTTGTTGTAGTAGTAATATGGATGTGTAATTTCAACAATATAAATGAAATTCTAGTGTAATGTATATAATGTCAATCATATATACATTTAGAGACGGTAGTAAAATCTCTGCGATTGGTAACCAAACCTATCATAATCCTTTTTCGGATGCGTCAAATAATGAAGTTGACACTATTTTTATAGAGAAAAATTGTGCTTTACCAGCATATAATTTCTTTCTTGGAAAAAAATTATCCGAGTATATTAATGTTGGAACACTATTTTCAAAATGTATAAATTTACAGAGTATTACGGTTGAACAAGGTAACGATTATTATTCATCTGATATAAATGGGTGTTTGTATTCAGACACTAAAATAACTTTATTTGCTTATCCAGCCGGTAATGAAAGAACCTTATTTACTATTCCAGATACGGTAAAAACAATATATCCATACACATTTATGAATGCTAACAAGCTAACCACCGTTATCATTCCGAATATTTCGGATATTACTAATAATATACTACCATATTCATTCGCAAATTCAGAGGGGATAACAACAATAACAATTCCGAATAATCACACGACGATACCATATTATGCGTTTTACAGGTGTACTTCATTAACATCAATTACGATACCTAATAGCGTAACTAATATAGAATATAATGCTTTTTATTTGTGTACTTCATTATCATCGGTGACTTTACTAAATGGATTAATTAAAATCGGCGATTATGCTTTTTTTATGTGTACTTCATTATCATCGATTGCTTTACCAAATGGATTAATTGAAATCGGCGATTTTGCGTTTGGGCGTTGTTCAAAATTAAAAACAGTTACATTACCGAATTCTGTAAAAAGAATAGGGATAGCTTCATTTTCGTTTTGTAACATTGATACAATAAATATACCAAATAGTGTACTTGAAATAGGTCCAGGTTGTTTTGGTAGATGTGCTAATTTAGAGAGTATAATATTTCAAACAGGTATAAACTTACAAATATTATCTTCCGGTACATTTTATGGTTGTATAAAACTGAATACGATTCAAATACCGACTACGGTTCAGACGATTGGTGTAGCGTGTTTTGGAGGAACACAGTCATTAACATCGATTGTTCTTCCAGATTCTATTACAAGTGTTGCATCCGATGCGTTTTTAAAAGTAGTCGTTATAGATGTTAATACGCTCGCGCCGGTTGTTCCGGCACAATATTATAACGCCGGATTATTGAACCTATATATATCATCACCTGGTTTATTATCCCGGTTAGGGCTTGTTCCGGGAATTAATACTACCTTATATGGTGCGTCAAATGTGACTGTTATACTTTTGAATGCGGATGGGTCTGCGCCTTCTGCTGCTGAAGCAAAGGCTGCTGCTGAAGCAAAGGCTGCTGCTGAAGCAAAGGCTGCTGCTGAAGCAAAGGCTGCTGCTGAAGCAAAGGCTGCTGCTGAAGCAAAGGCTGCTGCTGAAGCAAAGGCTGCTGCTGAAGCAACGGCCGCTGCTGCGGCAAAGGCGGCTGCTGAAGCAACGGCTGCTGCTGAAGCAAAGGCTGCTGCTGACGCAAAGGCTGCTGCGGAGAAAACAGCTGCTGCTGCTGCTGCGGCCAAGGCTGCTGCTGACGCAAAGACGGCTGCTGACGCAACGGCTGCTGCTACTGCTGCTGCGGCCAAGGCTGCTGCTGACGCAAAGACGGCTGCTGACGCAACGGCTGCTGCTACTGCTGCTGCGGCCAAGGCTGCTGCTGACGCAAAGACGGCTGCTGACGCAACGGCTGCTGCTGCTGCAAAGGCGGCTGCTCTGGCTGCTCCTGCTGGGATTCCGTCGTATACATCATTATACACGTATACACCATCAACATATTCTACATCAATGTCGTCCGCAATAACAAAACCACAATCAATAGAACCAAAAACAACAATAGCCCCTAATTACAATAAACTATTATCAATACCGACAATTTCACAACAACCTACTGAAACCAAAACAGAACAATCACAAGACGGTAATCAGAGTTCATCGTCTGATTCAAAACTATGGTTAATACGACTGTTAATCATAGTAGGTATGCTAACTGTAATTATAGTAACACTATCATACGTATCGTCTAATAGAACCAATTCATACATTACACCCACAACGACCGCGGATATTTCATAGTAATATACGTAAATTATTAGTCTATACGTAGTATATACGCTATTTAGTAATGTCATCCCTTTCTATGAATAAGGTGCGTGGCCGCGCCATCAACGCGAACACCCAAAACACGAATCAAGAATTAATGGTGATGACGTAATTACGTTTTATAGTGCGGCATTTGATGCTTGTATGAAAATCACCGAAATCGCGTTGTAATACCGCTCGCGATTCCATTCCGCTACGCTACCGCTCGCGATTCCATTCGTAAATAATACAACCAACAGGTGGTATTATTTCATTCCATTACCGCGCCCTTCTTGTCTTGTTCTGACGCTTCTTTACATCAATGCCGCCCTTATTGCGTCGCGTCTTGACATCGTGTTGGATTCTCTCGCTCGGTGTAACGAGAGACAGTAAAGTATCAAAAATATCATTGGGGACCGGTTTACGACGATCGGTCTCGTCGTCGCTATCGCTGTCCGCCTCCGACTCCGCATTCGGCTCCGCATCCGCCTTCGGCTCCGCTTCCGGTTCCTCTTCACGGACATACGCCGCGTAATTCCGCGGGCGAAACAGTGCGGGCATCATAAACAACCCCGCGGGAACTGCTAAATCGCGAAAAAGGTCACTGAACTTTTCAGGGATGAAATGCTGATTCTCTTCGTCGTCGTGTCCACCGACACCTCCGCCGCCACCTCCACCACCCGTCATCGGCGATACAAACAACGGCATCTTATTCTGGTATAACATATTATTCACTTGATACCCGCCACCAATCATATTCCCTTCTTTATCCTGGTGAAATACCAAATGCTCTGATGGATTGAAAAACTGGCTTATGTTTGATGACATTGTTTGAATACAACTTCTATTGAAATAAGTATATATTATGATTTCGGGTATTTTACCGAACATCGCGCGCCACCCCTTAATCGGTATCGTCGTCATCGTCGCCCGGTTTCGTTGCGGAAGACGGTTTCTCGTTATACAATCGTTTAATTTCGGTCGTCGTCTTCGTCTCCCTGTTCTTCTTAATATAGGTCATAATCTGCTCTACTTGGCTACTGTTGGTGATTAGTTCCGAGAGGCATTTCTCAATATATGTGAGCGTCAATGGTGCGGTATGTTTCGCGGTGACAAACTTCAATTTACCATCCGAAATATTTACGGTAGCCTTTCCGAGCTGTTTCTCTTCAATGAGTTCAATAATCTCGTCATTGATGACATACTTCTCGGTGCGAATATCCTTGACAGCGTCGGATGTTTCCTTAATACGATTATCTAATTCTACCCAGCGTTTGATTTTGGATTCAAGCGTGGGGGGTGTCGCGTGGACGGCGGTCATAATAGATGTGGGGTTCATTGGAATACGGGGATATAGACATAATATTGAATTATGTTTATATTCATTCGCTACGCTTACCTGCGACGGCACGAAGTACCGGAGCGGCTACGCTGCTTCGCAGCTACGTTACCTGCGACGGCGAGTACGACGAGATGCGCGACGGAAATCAAACGACTTGCCGAGAGAACGGCTTCCGGACGAACTGCGGGACTGAAGGGCCTTTTGCCCGAGGTAAAGTCCTAAAGGAACCAATGCGGTTTCAACGGCCGTCAAAAGACCGGGGACCATACCGCCCTTCTGGGACTGGGACTGGGACTGGGACTTGCGACCACGACGGACGCGACGACGACCACCCATAATAGGAGAACCCTTCAATGAAGAAAATGTTTCAGCACCGGCGACAGCACCGGCGACAGCACCGGCACCGGCACCGCCGGCCATTGCGCTTTGAAGACCGGCGGGTAGTTCAGCACCACCGGCAACGGCGGGAGAAGCACCTGCCGCACTACCACCACCCTGTGTCACTCCCTTGCTCTGCATCATAGAGCCCATAACTTGTTTTGCTATCAACGCAGCTTGATTAAGGGTTGCTTGAGAGATTTCGGGAATTTGCTGCTGTTCGCCGGCACCACCGCTCTGGTTCTGCTGCTGGTTCTGGTTCTGGCTCTTGCGCTTGGAACCAGAACGCTTTCTATAGGACCTACGAGGCATATGAATTAAACGTTTATATACTAGGTATAGATATAATTTAGTTCCTATATGTATAATAATATAATGAATCTTATCCCCCTGCTCCTCCTTGGTATATTGGTGTTTCCGGACGCACGCGCATCTCCGATACACGTTCCCGTCGCCGCCGTCAACTCAGCCGCCACCGCCGCTTCTGCTACCGCCTCCGCTATAGAGTGTGATGCGTGTATGTTTCTCGCCAACGGAATGAACCAAACGGTTCTTCATAATCCTAAAGTGACCGCATTGGTTACAGATAATTTGGAAAAAATGTGCGCTCTTCTGCCTCCAAGCGTCCAAGCATTATGTACCACTGCGGCCGAACAAACCGCCCCGGTCCTCCTAAACCATCTAGGCGATTTTATCGCTACAGAAGGGTGTATCGATTTAGGAGTGTGCCACGGCGGACGCGATTAGCATTCGTATTCTATTAGCATTATTTTTATAGCGTCATACTAATTCATTTATTATTCGTATTACGCGGCTCGTTATACCCTCGATGGACGTATTCCACGGAGATGATACATTTCATCTAGATAAGCTACAATTGACGCACCCGAATAGCATCCCAGGCGGTTCATATATGACACGATACTCTTACTGTGAAAGTAAACAGCCGCTCTATATCCAGACGACAAAAACACAATCCAAGCAAGGGATTGTAATAACAGCAGGCAAAAAAGCGTATATTGATTTATTGCTAACGACATCCGACGCCGACTCAGAATTCACCGAATGGATAACGAGTTTAGAGAAAAGGTCGGTGGATTTACTTTACGAAAAACGGCATTTGTGGTTTACACAAGAATTAGACCGAACCGATATTGAGAACTCGTTTACGTCACCTATCCGCGCATACAAGACGGGGAATTTTCTCCTTCGTGTCAATGTAGAACCCAACCGGCAATTTACGCACATTCAGCCATTTTCGTGTAAGATATTCGACGAAAATAAACAGGTTGTGCCGGTAGAGTATATTAAGGCAGAACACACAATTATTTCAATCATCGAGTTTCAGGGTATCCGGTTCACATCGCGCAACTTCCAAATCGAATTATTGCTGCGGCAGGTATTGGTTATCCCCGACGTTCCTTTATTTGAGACGTGTGTCATCACAGAACCATCGCCACAACGAAATGTTATAAAAGAACCGGCCGTCACGGAATTCGAGCCGGCGGCGGTGGCGGAATCGGAACCAGACGCGAATACAGAACCAGAGGTTACTGAACATTTAGGATTAAATGACGACCGCGAAATCGACCGCGAACGAGAACCACTAAAACATTTTGAGTTCACCGAAGTAGATATTGATTTTAAGAATATCCCAGATACGATTGATACAAGTGAACCAGAATTCCCCGAATCAACTGCGGCGGCGGCGGAGGCACTTTCGACAATCACCACGTTCACAACCGCGAACGCCATTAAATTAAAAAAACACAAGGATGTCCTTTATGAAATGTATAAAGTCGCAAAACGTAAAGCGCAAGAGGCCAAAAAGGCCGCCATACGCGCATATTTAGAGGCAAAAGAAATCAAAGCCGCGTATTTGTTGGATGATTCTGATTCCGATTCCGACTCCGACTCCGACAACGACAACGACAACGACAACGACAACGACAACGACGACGTATAACTCCTTCTAACAGGATTACATTATTTTGCCATTTATTTTATATACATTTAAATTATAAGAATGAGTTTTTTGTCTGATTTAGAGAAAACACTTCGCGCCAATCACATTCTTGTGATTTTAGGTGCGATTGTCCTTGTATACGCCGTTTATAACTATTCCGACCAAAAGTTCGTCGTTCCCTACGAACCTCTTCAGGCTGAAGCCGGCGGTCGTCCAAATACGGCCCCCCCCGCTGCGCCAGGCACTGCTCCCGGCGCCAGTGGATACAGCGCCGTGGACCCAATGACCGGACAAAGTGGCAGCGGTTCTGCGAGCGCAACCAATCTGCCAGTCGCCAACCCGTCTGACCTTCTTCCCCGCGACACTAATAATCAGTGGGGCAGTTTGAACCCAGCGGGCAGCGGTGACCTCCTCGGACAGAACCTCCTTTCGGCGACGTTCTTGACGGGCATTGACACCATCGGCAACACGATGAAGAATGCCAATCTCCAGATTCGGTCCGAGCCACCTAATCCCCAGCTGAACGTCGGTCCTTGGAACCAGAGCACATTTGCTCCCGACTTGATGCGCACTCCTCTGGAGTTGGGAAGCACACCGGTTCAGTAATCGCGTGCGTCCGGCCGCACACCACCGGCGCGCTAAGGCGCGCGGGTATAACGATGTAATATTATGTAAGATTTGACATTACATAATACCACTATATTACACGACTGTGGTTCGCGGCGAAACGTCATTTTATCCATAAAGATTATTTTATTGATTAAATATAGTATAATAAATCCTCATCCTTGGACCTATCGCAAAGAGAAGTGGATGGAGGCTCGTGATATTGAAGATCGTACTGCTGGTGCGGATGCGGATGCGGGTGCGGATGCTGCTAATAAATGGACCGTTGAAACTTGGACCACTGACGGAAAACCTCCAGTGTGTCACGTATATTATAATGCTCACGGAGCATTATGGCCGGATGACGGTTTACCTGCACCTCAAACAGGAACATACGATATAGACCTTGGTGTATTTTCTACAATCGGAGATAAACCTATTGAATCAGTTACGGGGATAATTACATATATGGAAGGACACCCTGAATTTAACGGTAAGGGAATCGATAGATGCTTTCTTAGTATGTTAAGAAGGGTAACAAGAAAAGTAGCACATACTACCAACGGTGATCCAGACGAAATATTTAATGCTGTAACAGCAGAAGCTAAAAAGATGTATGAAGCAGCCGGTATACATTTTGATAAAGACGAATTTAAATTTGTGTCAAACCCAGATAGACCACATTATTTACAATTATATCAAAATATAGAAGAAGTTTTCAGAACCAAACCAAAGGGAAGTAAATCAAGGCAATTACGTGCGGCGGCGGGTGATTTAGTATCCTCAACACTAAATGACTATGGGGTCTGGATATTTTTCACTAACCTTCGCATATTTCAAAATTATAACCTATCGTTACAGTCGTTTACTGAAGAGACATTGAAACTCGAACCAGCAAATAGAATGATGTCTGACGAAAACTTATTTTTAACATCAGAATCAACGAATTCAATCAATATGGTATCGCGCAGAAATAATCAATCAATTGGTGCGGTCAATTGGATAAAAGCAATTCAAGATATAGGTCCGATGGATGAAAAAGGAAAAGAAGCAAAGACCAGGGCTATAGTAGCGATTGGAAATTTATGGAAGACAAGAGTTACCACTTTACACGAGATTCTAAGTATATTTGCGCCATTTGAACAAAAAGGTGTTGAATTACGTCTTCCGCATTTGAAATTAAAAATGTTAAGCACGACGTGTAGGGTTTTACGTAGTGGATTTTCTTTTCCAAGAACTGACGAAGACCTAGAGGACCGTCCTATATGGGATTCCCTAGAGTTTTTTCGCAGAAATTCATCGCCATCACCATCACCCCCGCCCCCCCAACAATCATTATGGACAAGGTTATTTAGATTTTTTACAAAATCACCGCCACAACTACCATATAACATTAATGACGCCATCGATGAAGCGATGAAGGATGATGAGCCGGTAGTTACAAGCCCGCAGACACAGTCACCGTTAGAGAAACGGCTCAATCGGTCACCGTCAAAGTCACCGTCACGGTCGCGGGCACATTCAGTGCCACCATCACGGAAAAAACGTGGCGGTACAAAACGAAAGAATTCAAAACACACACGGCGGCGGCTGCGGCTGCGGCTGCGGCTGCGACCACGACATTAACAATTGTTATTATAACCGTATATGTATAATAACAATGCTGTCTCTCAGCCTCTGTCGTTACAAGGACATATTCGGCCGTCCGAGAGAAGGCGCACACGCATACCGATTATTCGACATTGCTGTCGTGGACGTCGCGGCGACCGTGTTCGTCGCATTCATCATTGCGCGCCTATTCGGTCTCTCGTTCTGGAAATCTCTCGTCGTACTGTTTATCATCGGGATAATATCCCACCGCGCATTCTGTGTTCGCACAACGGTAGATAAGATTTTCTTTCCGAATGTGAAGGAATAAAATAGTTATACTATATAGGATTACAGAGCGCTCAATGTCATCGGACTCGATAACATTATATATGGCCGCACACGGTTCGGAACCAAAAGAAAATAAACCCTCACTCAGAAGTTCAAATAAGCATAACTATCTGGGTAAAACCAAAGTATCATTCCTAAGTTTTGCGGGTCTTGCTAATGTAACGACCGAAATGGGAATTATCACGAAAGGAGAAGGACCTATTGCAGAAAAATTATGCGGTAAAGGCATTGATTATGGAATACTGGCACATTTAACACCTACGATGTTTAAGGCCAAGGCAGAAAAGGGCACGCACGCAAGGGGGCTCATGAAGGATTTTATGGAAGAAATAATGAAGCTAGGAAAAGATTTAGTTGGCATCGAATACTCGAAAACATCTCCGCCAGTTATCATCGAAAATCCACAATTCGACAAAAGATGGTGGTTCGCTGATAATGCTCGCCATGATCTACGCAAACGCAGAGGCCGTAGTAATCCTTCACGACCCGCTGGGGCTACAAAAGATAACCCTATTATTGCAATACCCGGATTGTACATATTACAAACATCGCGCCCCGAACTCAAATTATGGTCACTATCAGATATTACGGGACTTGATGAGTACACCCCCGAAGGGTTCCTGAAAATGTCTGCTATTAAAAAAAGAAATTTATTAAGAAAAATTAACTATACTAGTTTTTGGAAGCCTTATATTGATAATTTTGATTTTAGCACGGTTCTTGATGAGGATGTTATGGAATTAGGTAACGTTACAGAAGCAGTTATTATATTAAAGCAAATTTATTATGCGTTTAATTCGGAATATGCGATGGATGACCCGGTTGATGAAGAAGAAATAGATGAATTTATTGAAGAGGTGGGTGAAGATATGTTACCACAGCCACCTAAAGAAATAAAAGAGATGTTACCACAGCCACTTAAAGAAATAAAAGAGATGTTGGCCGGTCTATTGGCTCATTCAGGTTTTGTGACTAATGTGGTTGAATTAGTTAAACACGCAAAAGAAACAGTTACGTCCAAGCGGGCTATTTTTGTGGAGGCTGCTAACCGCGCTGATTTACTAGAAGAACAGATTAAACAATTACAAGCCGATACAGTAACGAGAAGTAAAGCAATAATTGAGAATGATATGACTACCAAATTACGTAACCTCGACACAGAATTAGACGTTCTACGAATACAACTTACTACAGCAAAGTCCGATGCCGCTACTGTTGAGTCTGAACTAGATGAAATAAAAGGCGTTATAATTGATAATATTACCGAAATTATTAGAAATATTTTAAGTCCAACACTGGATAACCCAGCCCTAAAGGCGGTGATAAAAAATATAATAATGCGGAACAAATTAAAAAATATATTAAAAACGGGAATACTTCATAAAGTATTGACACTCCGACAGGTTATAATATTTTTTAGCGGGTTGGAAAATAACATTTTAAATATAGTAGATCCGTCGTGTTTTGTTCTTAGAGAAAAGGACCCGCCCCGCGAGGCCACAGATACGCAAGAAATGAGCGGGTCACAAGATGGTTTGGTTGAAGTTGAACGCTACCCTCCGCCGCATTGGAGTCACGAACTTGCTAGGTTGACGGGTTCATTCGAAGAAGATAGAAGATGCGCTCACTCTAAACGCCCCAACCATGGTATGGGTGGCGGTACGAAACGGAAAAGGTCAATGCGTTCATATTCACGAAAACGCCGCACGCGGAGAAAGAGATACACGAGACGGAGGTAGGAAATCCAAAAAGGTGGATACGTTTTTCTTTCAGAATGTGAAGGAATAAAAGGCTATCATATATATATAGCAATGAGTAAGGCCAGTAAGGACGCCGGTAAGGACGCCAGTAAGGACGCCGATAAGGACGCCAGTAAGGCCGCCAGTAAGGCCGCCGCCGCCGCCGACGGGTTTGAACCATTTGTAAAACCACAACATATGCGCGCGGTTGTTACTGCGTGCGGACACGGGGGAATAGCAGATGAGAAAGCCCAATCGCATACCCGCAAATCGACAACGAAGGCGAAAGGTGCGTTAAAAAAAGACGGCTTTGAATTTTTTGTTTTCAGAGTTCAAGGGACAACACCTTGCCCGGGACTTGCGTGGTGTGCTACCGGCGATGCGCCATCCAACTTCGCGCAATATAACGCAGAAGTATCCTTGTTGCTATTGAAACAACGCCCCGCTCATCAAATGCTTGAAAGAGGTAATTTAGAAGAGTTGGCCGGAACAATCAGTGAAAAAATACGAGAAATAGACGTTCAATCACTCGTAAAATATGCTGAAAACCCGGATGACCACGACTCGCACCCCCCTGTCTTATTTTCTCCTTCAGATTATTATAAAATTTTTACTCCCAAAAACCCGCCCCCCGAAGACCATCGCTTAATAGCGGCGTATCGTAATCCAGGTGAGTTGTTGAGAACGTGTGAAGCATCGGCCGCAAGATTACCCCGACGACCCGCAGTCGAAGGAATTCATAATAAAGTTTTTTTTAAGAGTTATGGGTTGTTTTTTATAGACTCAACAGATGATATTGATAAAACTCAATGGTGTTTAACAAGTGCCACAGTTAAAACACAAAAGGTTAATACGGTGGAATATCATTCGTTGGAACGTGAGGAACTGTATAATCTTTTCAACGAACGTAACATTGAAGCGGTTGTAAATATGATAGGGTGGAGAAATGGGTTTTTACTTAGAAAAGAAACCAGAGGTATTGTCTCGTATAAACCTAGTGAAAAACCGGATTGGGATATTTTCCGCGATAATCTAGACGGGCCCGTACAAAAGTATTTACACGCGGCGTTTCACCAAGAAGTTTCATACCACGATATCATATTCATCTGGGGAGAAGGATTCAAATATGATGAAGTTTTATTTGTAGATGTTGCTTGTAATTCTCCATCAGAAAAGGGCGATTGGGCCCATTCTGACCCAATGGAAGTGAGAACAGCAATAACGGTGGCCGACGAGCGGCCGGACAAGACGGCGGGTGATTATGATAATAGTGACGACGAGAGTGATTCGTCGGCATCGTCGGCATCGTCGGCGACACCATCACCAACACACACATCACAAGCGAAAGGAGGACCCGCGAAATCACCGCCACGCGCGAAATCACCGCCACGCGCGAAATCACCGCCACACGCGAAATCACCGCCACACGCGAAAGGAAGACCATCTAAAAAAAAGGGAGGAGGACCGCGAATAACGAATCGGTCCAAATCCTATCAAAAAACCAGTAAACATTTGAAAACCACCCGAAAACGTTTATCACGAAACAAAAAAAACAACAACACGCGGAGAAAGAGATACACGAGACGGAGGTAGGAAATCCAAAAAGGTGGATAGGTTTTTCTTTCCGAATGTATGATACGAACCGGAATGATTGTGTGTGAACACATAACGGTGGGTTCTTATCATAATGAATTGAGTTTAATGCGCTCAGCGACGGCGGGTGGAGCGCTTTTTGGCGGCGGAACGACGACGACGACGACGAACGGAAGCGCGCTTTTTGGCGGATGATTTGCGGGTTGAAGAACGGCGGATGCGGCCTCCTGTTTTTAATTTTTTTACAATCGAAAGAACTGCACTTACATATCCTCCTAAGATTTCCTGTGTTAAATTAAGAATTTGTCTAAACGCATTTCGAATGAGTGATACAGTATTATCCACTTCACTTTCAACGGAAACAGGTACAATCCGAATTCTACCGGCACCGGCGCCGGGATCGTCATCGGGTGGTTGTGTATTACTAGTTACGATGATGAAATCTGTATTGTTAGGTTGTAGAGTGGCGCCATTCATACGAACAATTGTAATACCACCATCATTGGTAATATTGACATCTGGATGACTTTCACGTAAACGGGATACATCTTCTTTTGACATACAAAAATATGTACTAACAAATTCATTTGTGTAATCAAGTAACGCAAGTGGGTTAGGTTTATTTAGTTGTGTATTACTCATAATACTTTTCTCCTCTTATATAAATACCCCATAAAATAAATCAAATGTTCAAAACCAGTGTTTTCGGTTACATCATCATTATTTTTATTATTGTGATATGCCTGAAAATCTACCAAGAATCCGACGCTTTTCAATTGAAATGTATTGTTTCTAAAGTAGACGGCAATAAATATTGCGTCCGTGAACGCGCGAAGCTAGAACTCGCGGCTGACCTCCTCGCGACTGTCACCCAGAAAATGAAAAAGGTCGTGAAACATATGGGCGATACCTACCCTGACCGCGACAACGTGAAACGTTTAGTCGAAAACTTCCGCCCCGAAAAAATAAGCGAGACGCTTCCTACGAGCGAATACACCGCATATAGTGAGAACAAGGGCGAAAAGCTCGCATTTTGCGTGAATACAACCAAAAAAGGGAATAAACTCATCGACGAGAATACGCTCACTTTCGTCGCGCTCCACGAGTTGAGTCATATTATGACGGAGAGCGTCGGGCATAAGGACGAGTTCTGGAACAATTTCAGGTTTCTCATCGACGAGGCGCAGAAAATCAAAGTGTATTCGCCGGAGGATTATAAACTCCGGCCGAAAGAATACTGCGGGATGACGATTAATGATAATCCGCACTTTGATAACTAGCGCGTTCGGCCGCGTGCCACCGGTCAGAATCTATACCCAGGCGATTCGTATGCGAGGTCGGAAGTGAGGTCGGAATCTATACCTATGCGTCTCAGAATCTATACCTATGCGTCTCAGAATCTATACCCATGCGAGTCCTATCCGTGGTTCGCGGCGGAACGCGCGTGGACAAACACGGTATCCGGCGCCCGTCGTTCTTGTATCGCCTTCAAATCGCTCGGCCGTGTAATACTCGCTACGAAATCCCGGTCCACATACGTTAAATGATATAACCGCGCATTATTCACAAAAAACGATATATACTTCGGTATCGAATCCGCGTCCGTCCAACACCAAATCGCACGGTTTGGAAGGTCATACTTGAGTGCGTCCCATTCGTGTACCGACGCATATTGAAACGCCAATGGAAACGCGGCATCATACTCGTATTCTTCGTCCACAAATGTGATAAAAATGTCGTCCACTGGAAAAGACGACGACGGCGCCGCAAGCACTTGTTCGTAGATGGACGCCCCGCCAATCAACCAAACGTGCTCATAATTCGCGGTGTGTGCGTGAATCTCCGAGAGATTGTTGATAAATGTGACGCCTGGCACTGTCTCGGTATCGGCGGCATCGGACGCACGCGCAGAAATCACGAAATTGTCGCGAAAAGGCAGTGGGCGAACGTTATCCGGAATACTCTCCCATGTCTTTCGTCCCATCACGACCGCGCTATTATACGGAAACGCGGAAGACCGTGTCATCTCCGAAAAGAATCGAAGGTCTCTCGCGAGTTTAGGCCACGGGAGACTGCCTTCATATCCAATCCCGCCACCGCGGCAAAGTGCGACAATCATTTTGAATTCGGTGGTGTGTGGAGGAGGGGACATCGGGGGGATATGCTTCAGTTAAAATATAGAATGAATACACTTTATTATATATTTATTACATTTACTATAATCTTCTACTCATATAATAGTATCCTACGGAAGGAATCGAAATATGGAAAAACCCCCATCAGAGATACCCATCTATAAAATATGCCACATTAGGTCGCCAGATGAAGTAACCACCGGGTCGTCGCAGTCGCCGTCGCCACCGCAGTCGTCGTCCCTGTCACCCGAATACAATATATTATACGTATTTTACGGCAATGTAGAATTTACAACCGATGAAGGTCACGTCGTAAATATCAACGACGTCTTTGTCCAAGAGCGAGAGAATCCATTCTTCCGAACAATATTTAGTGAATATGAAATCCAGACGATTATTAAAAATGAACTGAAGGTCGTGTTTCTTCCAGAGAGAATCTACCCCGATGATTCCATCGAAACGATAAAAAAGAAATTCCTGTATTTGACGCGCGAAAAGGTCGGTATCTCGTATGCGGAGTTGTATTTCTTTTGTAAGCAGATGAAACACATCACGACGCAAATCGCACACGATCACATCACATCCAATGGAAAGCAGGAAATCACGCCCGTCCGACTTGAGAATTATTTGTTGAATATAGATAATCAGCCGACTGCGCCTGCCGGAGGTTCCAACCCCAGTGAACGCCTAGCCAATCTCAAACTAGAAGAGACCTCCCGTATTGTGAATGTAACAATGGGGCAAGAACTAAATGTCGCATCCACATACGAATATCCGTATGCGGTCAATCCGTTTGATGCGATGAATGCGGACCCTTTTTTAGAAATTCACGCCGGGGAAATTGTAAATACAACAAATAAATCGGTTCTTATTGATTATGGTGTATTCATTCACAATACGATTTATTTAGTATCCGCAGAGGATGCCCTGATATATGCGAAAGAACTCGCGATGACCGCCGCGGCTGCTGCTGCTACCGTGGCTCCCGCTGCTCCCGCTGTCGCTCCCGTGGCTCCCGCTGTCGCTCCCGCTGCTCCCGCTGTCGCTCCCGCGGCTCCCGCTGTCGCTCCCGCGAAACCCATCTACGAATCATATATTGTCCAAGTCTATTTCCCCTATCTCTCGGCGTTCCGCGATGACACGCGTCATTCTGTCGTGGAAATGGGCTCAGCCGAAGCATCCGGCGAAGTAGACCTCGCCACTATCCACTCGCATAATACACTCCTGCTCCATAAACTCAAACTGCTCGACGCGGATAAAAAGATACTCAACGAGAGATTCCTCCGCCAGACCGCGAATATCAAGTTACTCTACGATATTTACGAGAGACGAACCACCGAACAGAATTATATCGACGACGGTATCCGCGGAGTAGAATTCCTCATTCATCCAGAAACCCCCTACAATCAATCTCTCGACGCAGTCTTCAAAATGATACATTGTTCAGAGTATATCCCCTACATCAAATACAATCCCGGTAAGAAACGCGACAATATCTACAAACTCTTTACATCTGGTGTAAGTCGTAGTGGGCGTAAAATCCCGTATTTGCCGAAGGGCGATATTTTCCGTCTCATAAAAACAACCGCGCGCAAGAAGAGCGTCGCAATGTATATCAATTATACATATTCTAACCCCGACGTTCCCAACCATAAAGCCACGCATTTACCTGTCCCAATATTATGCGAATTCTACCCGGATGGCACCATCTACGTGAAACTATTCGTCAAGTATTCATTTACGACGGCGGAAATGGAAAGCATCATCAAAGCGACGGTAAACCCGGTTCTGCGCGTCATCAAAGAATACGTAGAGCAAGGCGGATTTCAGATGGTCCTTTTCTCAAAGCTATACCATCCGCAGGTTGAGCTGATTAATTTAGAATATTTCGCCCAGGTCGCAATCACACGGAATATTGAAATCAAGCAAATGATTAAGTGTATCTCTAGCGCATTCAATGAAATAGAGGGAAGCTTGAAGAAAGGGATTGTGCTCCGGTATAAGCGTGTCGGGAATTATAACGATATGTCGAGTCAAGACGCATACATCATTGAGATGATGAATAAACGACAAAATGACCGCGATATCATTGAAGGATTGCGTGATAATTATATGATGTCGGAAACGGATGCGCGTGCCAAACTATCGGCATTATTATCTTCATTACAGACCCAGCAGGTATCGCGGTTTCGCGGCGGTAATATTCGCATCAAGAACAATCCAGGGTTTCTTACGAAAATAACAAAGGGCGCATTCAATAATATAATAACGATTGAAATCGCGAATATCAATAATACCCTGTTTCTACCCGCACTTCATATTTACATTGACTCGATTATTCGTATTTATCAGGAACCGGGAACAACGGATATTCCCTATGATAAAATATCGGAATTGTGCCTGGGTACGGGCGCCGGTCGCGTCTCGGCGCCTCCCGCTGCTCCACCCGCTCTTGGAACTCCGCCTGAAAGCGCGATTGATAGTTTCGCGCAAGACTCTCGCCCAGAGGCTGTCATGGGCGACGTCCGTCAGTCGGATAAAGAAGAATCCATCGATTTGATGGATGAAATCGTTCACGTGCCGGTCGCGGCGTCGGCGGCGCCACTTGTCTTTGGATTTGAGGTCGAAACATCTTCGAAGGAAGAAGGTATTGATTTGTTTGATTTATTACAGGGTGACGACGACGACGATGACGACGACGGCGGTGGTGATAGCGCACAAGGCGGCGGTGGCGGCGGCGGTGGCGGCGGTGGCGCAGCAGCAGCATCAGCAAAGAAGGGCCTGGCAGCGGCAGCGGCATCGGCCGCAGACCCGGAAGTAGATGAAGACCTTTCCGATCTCACTGGTATGGAATTGGCGAATCCAAACCCTTTCTCCAAACGAATCCAAGAACGTGATCCCATCATTCATTTAAATGAAGATGTCGGTAAGTTCAACGCGTATTCGCGGAGTTGCCCGTGGAATGTGCGCCGCCAACCCGTTATTTTAACCAGTGAAGAAAAGGCGCGAATTGACCGCGAACATCCGGATTCTTATTCACATAGTATCACGTATGGTTCCGAACCCAGCAAGCAGTATCATTATATATGTCCTAGGTATTGGAGTCTGAAACATAATACGAGTTTGACAGAGGAGGAAGTGAAATCCGGGAAATATGGCAGCGTTATTCCGCAAAAAGCGAAGAAAATCCCCGCCGGCGCAAATGTATTTGAATTCACAGATGACAAGTATCACAAGGATGACAAGGGAAATTACAAACAACATTATCCCGGGTTTTTGAAGAAGGACGCGCATCCGAAAGGATTATGTGTTCCGTGTTGTTTCGCCCAATGGGATAAACCGTCCCAGACATCGAGGCGTCAGGAATGCGAAACGAAACAGCACGAGGTCTTGCGAACAGACACGACATCGTCGGCGGCGGCAGCGGAGGCGGACACGCCGGCGCCAGTATCCGAAGGAGAATCGCCCATTGCCGCACCGGCACCGGCTCTGCCACCTGCTCCAGTCGAACCCGTTAAGATTAACGAGATGAAAGATGACCGCATTTTAAGTTCAGACAAGTTTCCGCTTGAAAACAATCGTTGGGGATATTTGCCACTCCAGGTCCAGAAGTTTCTATTTTCTGATAGCCGGAATTGCCAGGTCAGTCTCAAAAATACCGCGATAAAAAAAGACACCCCGTGCCTCCTTCGTCGTGGCGTGGAAACCAATAATCATCAATCCTTTGTTTCTGCGATGGCGTATTATTATAAGGAAAGTATTGGTCTTGAAAAGACGACGGCGACGACGGCGACGACGGCCGCGACAGCCGCGACGACGAAGAAACAATCAAGAAACGCGTTTCAAGAAACGTTTGCTTCATCCATTACCGAGGCAGGCGCGGCGGCCGCAGGTCCAGGATTATCTCTCAAAGACCGAATCGCGAAAACGATTGCGGAAAGCATTCAGAAACAGTCCGCGCAAATCGCTACAACAATAGAAGAATCTGCAGCCGAGGCCATTGTGGACGAATATCATTCAGATGACGAGACTCCGGTCGCAATGACGCCACGACCAAGCGCCGCCGCCGCCGCCGCAACACCCCGTGCGCAACCCGAATCTTCTTATGCGTCCGTTCCCACCATCCGAGAGATGCGAAATATTATTATTCAGTCTCTCGACATCGACCTTTTTATAACATTACAAAATGGAACATTGACCGATGTATTCTATAATCCCAACAAGGAACTTCTAGATACCAGCAAGTATAACACAATCTCTCGCACTCTCCCCAAAGAAGCATTCACGAGGATATGTAACGCATATGAAAACTTCATCGCGTATCTCGACGACGACGCGTCTATTATCGACCACACTTACCTCTGGGATATCGTCTCTCGCCCCAATGAAAAACTATTCAAGAACGGAAATAACATCATTCTCATCCATATCCCCGACGACGATATCACCAACAACGTCCAAGTGATTTGTCCTACAAACGCATATTCCGGCGAGGTATTTGACGTCAATCGTAAGACGATTATCCTAATGAAACGCGACGTGTATTATGAGCCGATTTATTTGTTTGAAAGTAAATCCAACGGGAAATTCAGCGTATTAGGCCGGTTCGCAATCAAAAGCAAAACCCTGATGCCAAAAATCAAGTTCATCATTGAAAATATCCGCGACCTTTATTTTTCATACTGCCGGCTTCACGCCAGTCAACCGCGTGAATATAAATACAAAATGAACCAACCTGCCGCTTTAATTGCGAAAATCGTTAGGGATGCTGGCTTTGAAATAACCGCGCAAGTCCTGAATTTCAACGGAAAGGTCATCGGGCTTCAAATCTCTCAAACCATCACAACTACCCGATTGAATACTGCGGCCATCGTGAAAAAAACCCAAACACGTAAAACCTGGAATGGCGTTATTCCCACCGCGGTTTCGGCGCCATTGGTCGCCTCCGCCTCCGCCGCCATCGCCGCCCCCCCCAAAATGATATTAATGGATAATGACGACGAGCTTTGGACGATGAGTTATCGCGAAACCGTGGATTTCCTTGACGCAGTCGCGGCACATGTGAAAAAGGTAACTAAAAAGGACGTATACTGCCGCACCAAAGTCAAAGTCGTGGAGGATGGCCTCGTGGTGGGCGTAATCACCGAAACAAACCAATTTCTTCAAGTAAATGTGGATAAAGACCCACAATTGAATCAAGATGACGGAATTCCGACGATAACGGAAAGCAACCACCTGGTGGCGGATAAAGAAATCGCGATGACCGCGGCGAGCGGGGACGCTGCCGTAGATAAGACGCGTGAGAGATACGTCCGTAATATTCGCCTGGAGACCAATTTCTATAATGTGTTCCGCAATACGGCTCGTAATATATTGGGCCGCCCCGACAATAAAAGAATAAAAGACGATATTGAGAAAATCATTGCGTCACCGTTTATGATTTATCAGAACAAGCTCTCGCAAATCATCGCGCATATGAAGCGAATGCTAGGGAAATTTGTGGCTTTTATTAAATACAGCAAGGACACACTGAAAATGGTGGGCGAAATATCCGGATGTATAACCAGTGATGATGAAACCTGCGGAAAGAAGAGCTATTGTTTGAAGGAATCTGGCGGATTCTGTAAGCTCCTGCTCCCCCAACGAAACCTGATGTATCCGGATATCGATAATGAAATCGCGTATTTCGGTAAATTATCCGACGAAATGATACGATACGAGCGCGTGAAATTGTTTATGTTTGAGCCGACAAGGTATCTCTCGTTTCAAGAGAGAAAATACGACCTTCGCGATGACGAAATCATTTTACTGGAGACGTTTATCACGCAAGAGTATTTTGAAAATATGGAGCCCGCGGATGCGAATCCCTACGTATTTCAGACGAATTTTTATACAGTAGCGCCCAGTAATGCGGGGAGTCGCGGTATCCAATCCTATGACCCGGTGTATCGTAAAGACTATGTAGACCGGTATTTGGAATTGGATGCGGCGGGGGGAGGAGACGGTCCTGACACAAAAAGGGCGTCGGCGGCGGCGGCGTCATCGGCGGAGGCAGCGGCGGCGGTTCTCGGACTGTCCTTTCAAATCAATGAGGTGAATCACGTGCTTGATTTCTGCCACCAGGTATCCAAGCGTAAAATAACCGACAAAATGCGACAACTGTTTTTTCCAAAGACGAATACATTTGAACTCTTATTTTCAAATGAAAGCAATGAATGTTCGTTTGATGTCATTTTGACAATATTGCGGTGCGTCGCGCAAACTGCGTCGAAATGTCCCAGCGGGCATAGTTGTATTCGCCAAAAACAGCCGGCATTCGCATTCAAAGGCGCGGCGGCGGCGGCGCCAGAATCCGAGCTATGCGAGAAATGTCGCACGACCATCGGCCACGACCAAACGGAATTCGGCTGTCGTCAATGTAATTATTTCATATGCGAACACTGTCAAACCCAGCATGTGGGCGAGCTAGCCGAAATGACAATACCAAAACTTAAGAATATTCTTGTTACTGAATACGGAAAATTATCCGAGATGGGTCTTGATAAGAAACTGACGATGATACTAAACGGGTATGGAATGAAGAAATATGCGGATATCGTCAATGAAGGCCGCGCGACATTACCGCAAATTATCCAAAGCGAGAATTACTTTTTAACGAATATTGATATATGGATTCTGGCGCTGTATTTTAAGATACCCATCGCCTTCATCTCTCAATCACTATTAAGCGAAAATAGCAAGAATATGATGGTATTATATGATGACGACCTCACCGAAAGTTATTTCTTCGTCCATCCGTTTTCGGTTACTCAAGATGTGCCGTCTCGGTACGGTTTGATTGAAGTTAAAATACCCGGACCAGGGGGAGGCGAACCTGGACCTGTATCACTCTTGAAGATACCTCACGCGTTTATAGGTGAGGAATTACGAGAGAATATATTAGATGCGCGCGTGTCATTGGAAGAATACATACGCGCGTTTAAATTAGGGAATATCAAACATAAAACTCGTGTGTTTACGATGACGACAGAACCCGCATCGATTGCGCCACTCATCGCAATGACAAAGATGTCCGAAAAGGCATCCCTATTCCAATAAACTAAAATACCTAAAGGATATATATAGGAAATGGAGCAGTTATACGTTACAGCAAATATAGTGGCGCCGAATAATAATAATAATAATAATTTAACGCAGCCACCGCAACTGAATGTATTTGATATTCCAGACGTTATGGCATTTCCCGCACCCGCCGCACCCGCCACACCCGCCGCACCCGCCCTCAGCGGAATACATATCGCCAAAGCAATGAATCATAACACAATGACCGACCTAATGAACCAAGTTGTGCGTAGTAATGCGAATAACACACCGTCTGTTTCAACAAAAATGTCAGAGGTATCACTCAAAACACCTGAAAATGTTTCAACATTATCGATTCCCATTCAAACGATTCACGAAACTACTAAAAAACTGCCCCATAAATCAGCAAAAGAATGTCACCGCGTAGTCACGGCAAGCAAAGTCATTATCGAAGATGAGGATAAAGAGTCCGTAATTGATTATGATGACGAAGACCCCGAAATCAAAAAAATCAAACTGTCGTTGTTTCATTTTGCCAAAGATATCACATTCAATCTGATATTTACCATTCCGTTTCTACGGACAAAACTAAACTCTATTCTTAAAGAACCTAATTTAGCAATAAATCAAATTGAGCGGGTATTTGACGAGTTTAAGGACCTACTAAATCGACAACAATTAGAGAGTATTAAGAAATATGTGTGCGAAGAAGGGGTTCGCGACAAATTGAATTTCATACTGGAGTCCGGGTTTAACAAAATATTGTCGGATGGCAAAATCGATATCAACGATGCGCCGCAATTCAACCAACTCGTCTATTTTATTATTCGGTCATTTAACAATATCAACCAAGGCAAGGTTTATCGATTCTATGTCTCTCGTGAACACGTGATGCTTCTACTTCATTTCATTCTCAAATCGGTATTTACACTTACACTGAAAGGCGGCGAAGAGCAGATGGCAATCGGGCTTTTAGACACAAGTTTTAAACTCGTTCAATTGGAAGTATTGCCGCTGATTTCAAAACGCTGGTATCACCGGTTTCAAATTTGTCACGCGGTGAAGGAAATAGAGGAATTGATTGAATAATGGAATGGAATGGAATGGAATGGAATGGAATGGAATGGAATATTTAGGAAAAAGACGGCGCGTTTTCGCCGAAAAGGCAGTTCTTTTCCTCCGAAAAGGCAGTTCTTGAAAAGGCAGTTCTTTTCCTTGAAAAGAACTTAAAGATATTTTCTCTGTATAGTATGTGAAAGGCGGATGGCGACGACCATTGGCGGCCTTTACAGCAAAGATACCGGTGTAGCTCAGCGGCAGAGCATCTAACACATCGTTTGTTACCTTTTTACTAGCCCCGCAAGGAGTTGGTCCGTTCTACGAATGATTATCGCCTTATAAGCGGAAGGTCGTGGGATCGAAACCTACCGCCGGTAACAGTCAAGCTGGACGCTATAAACGCAGCATCGTCATTTCATTCTAAGAAATTCATTCATTCATTCATTTTACCGGCGTGGCGCAGGGGAAGCGCGCGGGGCTCATAACTCCGAGGACACTCGATCGAAACGGGTCGCCGGTATTGTCAAGCTGGACGCTATAAACGCAGCAGCATCATTTCATTCTAAGACATTCATTCATTCATTTTACCGGTGCGGTGTAGCGGTAGCACACAGCCGCGTTCATTAGCGCTGAGAACGTAGGATCGAAACCTACTGCCGGTATTTTTCATCACATCGCACCGGTGCTTTTAGGCACTCGAGCAACATCACAAACCTCCTTAGCTCAGGGGCAGAGCGCGGGGCTCATAACCCCGAGGTCGATTGGATCAAAACCATCAGGAGGTAATAACCTATATTATTGGGTTTTCATTATTCACTTTATAGAAAAGGCGCAATCATTTTAAACCACTTCCACGGCGGACGTTTTATCGTCTGACATCTACTTTACTGATGACTCATCATCGTCGGTCCGAAAGTCAGATGGTTATCTTCTTTACTCATTAAAAGAACGGTGTGGGATCGATACCTACAGGTGGTAATTGTCAAGCTGGACGCTATAAACGCAGCATCGTCATTTCATTCTAAGAAATTCATTCATTCATTCATTCATTCATTCATTTTACCGGCGTGGCGCAGGGGCAGCGCGCGGGGCTCATAACCCCGAGGTCACTCGATCGAAACGGGTCGCCGGTATTGTCAAGCTGGACGCTATAAACGCAGCACACGACGAACGTCGTATTTTACCGGCGTGGCGCAGAGGTAAGCGCGGGACATTTTGTCTACTAGACAAAATACCCCGAGGTCACTCGATCGAAACGGGTCGCCGGTAACAGTCAAGCTGGACGCTATAAACGCAGCATATAAAATTGATTTAAACATAATACGTTTACATCAATCATCGCGCAATAGAATAATGGAACAAGCACAAACACCGAATCGTGTCGAACAAATGAAGGCAGTCCAAGCCGAAGCATTGGAACTGTTTACGCGTAAAAACGCAGATTATGGCGATGCTTTTTCGAAATATGGCGTCATTGGCGTTCTTATGCGAATTCAGGATAAGCTACAACGGTCGATGTCGATTACGAAAAACGGCGTGAATTTAGTAAACGACGAAGGCATCCGAGACACTCTCATTGATTTACACAATTACGCGGCGATGGCGTTGATGTTGCTGGACGAGTGAGTGGAACGCGAATGGAACGCGAATGGAACGCGAGTGGAAAAGAACTTAAATATATGGATATATAGTTAAGTGGGTATGACCGCATATAACTGCTGTCGTATTCCGCACTGGTTACGCTCTTTTAGTTCAGTCGGTAGAATTTGGGTCTTATGTGCCCACGGTCACGGGTTCGAACCCCGTAAGGAGCATTTTTACTTCCATAAAATTAAAATACTTATTACATAATAATAATTATTATATAATAATATATATATAATGCCGAAACAATCCTCATCCGCTCGTCAAAGCCAATCCGGCGCTCGTCGCCGCAAATCCGCCGCCGCGCCCCGTCGCCGCAAATCCGCGACTCGCCGCCGTAGCCGTCGTAGCCGTCGTGCCATCCAAAGTGGTGGATGAGGCCAGGCCGCACCCATCACCACCAATTAAAATAAGCACGCGAGTGTAATGTATCGTTGTGAAGACGCGTTTATAAACCGAAACAACGGAGAAATGCGGTACTGATTTGATACATGTGAATATTTAGTATTATTATATATATAGTAAATATTCGGTTATGGTAAATAAAACCACAGTCAAAAATAACAATAAGAAGAAACCCGTAGAAATCGATAATAAGAATAATAAGAATAATAATAAGAATAATAAGAAACCCGCAGAAATCGATAATAAGAATAAGAAACCCGCAGAAATCGATGATAATAAGAAGAAACCCGAAGAAACTACAGATGATAAAGGTGCTCTAGACGAAAAAGGCAATCCATACCCAATCGAAAATCCGGAAGGCGGAGACCCGATATGTCCTGGTGGATATAAAATAGACTATCAGTTTGATATTTTTGACCCGATTAATCCCCTATTTCGCTGTGTTCCTGCGTTAAAAGAAGACGGGGACAGTGTTGCTGGCAAGTTGTTGAAAATGGCGAACAACCCGTCAGGTGGTGTAGCGAATATAATGACGGGTCCATTGCCTGGTTTTGGCGGTGGAAAACACCGAAGCAGAAGTCATCGCCATCGCCTTCGCCGTAGCCACCGCAGCAGCCGTCACATTTGCCGCAGCCGCCGACGACGCCACCGCAAATCCTCATAACAAATATCGTATCGCATCGCATCGTCTCTCTAGAACCCAATATCATAATCATCGTCCATCTTTCCAAGTCGCACCTTCTTCACATTATCCACACACGATTGAATCGCCAGTTTCGGAATACCGCACTTGTCCGTATCCAATCCAACGGACGAATTCGCCTTGAACGCCGCTTCAATCTCTTCATTTGCGTCGGTATGGCGATAGTCTACCGCTTCTTGTTTCATCATTTCGTCCATATTCACGAGAACCTGAAACGCACTTGTGCCATAGTATCCTTCCTGGCCGCACATCACATTGGCGGAGATACCACGCATCGGGTCCAACTCCGCGTGACGAGCAGCCTTCAAGAACATCTCCGGCGTCTCTTCAAACGACGCCTTCGCAATCGGGCCAATATCATCGCTGTTGATTCCGTGGCGGAAGATGGATATCATCGACGACGACACCGTCATACGGTCGCACAGTAGGCACACGTGGTGATAGTTGATTGGCGAGTCGTCAAACACTTCCGCGAGTTCGTTATAGATGGCCTGACGCGCTGCTTCGATTCCAAATACGCGATACACTTCTTGAATATCGTTACTCACCGTGCGCTTGGCGTCGATATAATCCAGCCCGAGCATATGGACCAGGTTCGTTCCCGTCGTATCAAGCACCCAACTGTCTTTTTTCGTATACACGCCATCCGCCTTTACAAGCGTATTCTTGATTTTACGCAGTGTCACCTTCTTGATTCCTTTGACGCCGCGAAGCACGATATTATTCAATAGCTGGTCTTGGAATGACTTAATCATATAAATGTGGTCCGATTGGTCTAGCGGGTTTTGTTTATGGCCTCCAGCCGCGCCACCGCCACCGCCACCGCCACCGCCGAACCCGCCACCGCCAGATTTCTTGCCTTGCGCGATATTTTCCATACGAATGCGGAATACAAGATTGTCGTCATTGTAATCCGAGAACGCACACGTAACATCATTTCCGTAGCTATTATTGATTGCGAAGTGAATATCATCCATCGTGAGTTTCTTATCCAACATTGCCTCGGAGTTAATCTTAATGCGGATAATCCACTTGGATTTCGTCGACGACGCCGCGCCACCGGCACCGCCACCGGCACCACCGCCCCCCGGGACATCCGGAGCACCTCCCGTTCCCACGGTCACCGAATCACGCACACACTCTTCGATGAGTTTCTCAAACTCCTGATACTGGGTCATCACCGCGCGGTCTTGTTCTACAAGTGTATTCAGGTCATCTGGGTCAAAGCAGACCTCCACTGTATCCACCACTTCGGAGAGTTTTGTATGCTCTATCATAGGAATGAACTCCTGGACGCGCTCGGGCGTGTTTTCGTCATCCTCCTTGAAACATACAGTAATCGACGGATTCTTCGGATTCTCAGACAGCGACAGGATTTCCTCAATACGTGGCACACCACGCGTCGCATTGGACTTGGACGCAACACCCGCAGAATGAAACGTGTTCAGGGTCAGTTGGGTAGTAGGTTCACCAATACTCTGGGCGGAAACCATTCCAACCATTTCACCTGGCGCAACAATGGACCGCTTATACTGAAGATTGATAACACTGATGAGGATGGAAAGCGCGCTCTTATTGAACCTCTTGACGAGCAAGAGTTCTTTTGGCGAGAGGTAGTAGTAATACATCACCTTGAAAAGCTGTGTTGGCGGAGCATAGTATAATGTCTCAAGTTGTCGAAACCCGGCGGATATCATATCCATCGCTTCCAGTGGCGTAATATCCACCATCGAGTTCTGGTTGATTTGTTGTTGTGCTTGGACGTTGTTGATGATGTGTGTAAATGAAACCGGCAGTTGGACGCCCTTATTGTCGAGGCGGTTGAATACGCGTTCAATGATGAGGTCGCGCATTTCAATCATATAGTCGATGAGGTCGCGGATTTTCGTGGTCGTCGGCGTCTTCTCTTTCCTCATTTTAGCATAAGCCGTCTTTGTGAAAGCAGTCACTGCGCTTTCTTCGGTTTCACTGGAATTGTCGAGTGGCATATGGAAGTGGGCGTAGATTTCGTCCAGACTCATCGCGACCAAGGGCAGAATCTGGTTCTCGACTTTAATCGTGTCAATGCCATCGTCACCGTAGGAGAACTGGATGATGCGTTGTTTGCCGTTACGGACGGTCATATCATATTCCACTTTCAGGTCTTCCATACCCTTGATAAGACGGCGCTGGATATATCCTGTGGTGCTGGTATCGCGGACTTGAAGCCCGTTCGCGAGACCGAAGTTGAGCGTCTTGGGAATGGTCAAATCATACATCTTCGGGTGAAGTGCTGGGTCCACCATTGTCATTTCAACGATTTCATCTAGGATGACGTCATTGAGGGTGCGGACCTTGTCTTGCTTGTCAGTCCAAACGATGGATTTCATTTTACGATTTTTATCCGGATGGAGAAGAGCGATTTGCTCGGAAAATCGTTGTCCGTTAGAAGCGCGGATGGATAAACGATACGCAGGTTTGATATTCTTTGTTCCGAAATTGTTTTTAGTGAGCTGCGACTTTGATATCTTTGCGTAAGCACCCAATCTTGAACAGAGAAACGCAATATCTTCAGTCAGTCGTTCACTACAAGACGATGAATTGATTGAATTCGGCGAAACGTAACCATCTCCTGAAATATACCCGCTCAATATACCCTTAACAAATTCAATGTTTGAAACATATGCTTCGTTTGGAATGTGCTTGTGTTCGGCACCGTGTCCGACCAATTTCGTAATGAACTCTGCCATTATAGAAGAAGCACCAACGACTGTCGTGGTTGTGCCATTGGCATTGTTTATCCTAGATCTTTCGACGCATTGAATATTGAACTTGGAGAACCAACCTTTCACAAAGGCCCGAATTGTTTCATCGTTATTTGTGATAGTAATGGTTGATTTGTGGATATTTCCTTCTGCGATAAATAACCCGATAAACACACCATTTTCAAAGTTCATTTCAAAGGTTTCGGGAATAATTGCGTGCTGTCTGCTTCCGTTATATGAATATACTCCGTCGTGTGATATATTTTCAATATTTGAACGAACAACTGCTCGCTGGAGACGCGCCTTGCTTGGATAAGGAAGGACGAATGTCTTGTTATTATTGTCATTCCACCAGTTGGCCGGAATCTTCGCTCTATTATCACCCATTGCTTCTTTCATCAAAGTAACCGCCTTACGCATTTCAGAACCATATACATATTTGGTCTTTGGTAAATATGTTTCCATTTGTATCGCCATAATCGAAGATTCACCATCCACGCTGTAATCACACACATTCTTCGCAACCGGAACAAAGTCACCAACCTTGATTTCCTCCGTATACTTCTCGCGGAACTGCTGAAGCTCTTCATTCCAAACAAGAAGCGACTTATTTGCGGTAACCGTTACATAACGACCTGCTTTGGTTTTGATTTTGAATAACTTCTCGCCTGGGTCGTGACGCGTGACTGCGGTGATGGTCTCCCACGAGACATTTCCATCATAATCCATCGTCACGATTTTAATCGGATGTGACAACTCCAAGTATTCCATATT